CACTACCAATGTTGAATGATGACGGATTGAAATAGAACCTTTCATGCCGTACTTAGAAAGCACCTTCTTAATCTCTGGTGCTAGTTTTTTCTTATCTTCTTGTGATACATATGCCATTTATTTTGCCTCTCTGTTTAATTGCCTAATTGCCTAACTGTTATATACAGTATAAGGTCAAAGGGTCAGAAAGTCAACCTTTTTCTTGCCGAAATATACCTTAGGGGAGCAGGCGCAAACGCCACCTACTCCTTGCTATTGAGCAACCTGACTCATTCCGTCCTTCACCTTCCTGTCGGTGTGGTTGCCGGTCAGCTATGCCGATAAAATACGGTAATGATATGGCGGAAGTGGTAGGATTCGAACCCACGGTAGAGTCACCCCTACGACGGTTTAGTAAACCGCTCCTTTAAACCACTCAGGCACACTTCCTTATCATATCAGTGAATGGTATCACTCACTGTTGGACAAGAGTATTCCATTACGGATACAATGTCCTTAACCTTTATTGAAGGATCCTGTTCTTCTAGTGTAAGACAAGCGTCTCTGAAATCCATAGCATTGACTTCAATTGATTCGGTTTCTGTTTCAAAGACAAATAGTTTAACCATGTATTCTTTCCTTATCTTACCTTGTGAGGTCTCTTCTTATTCTTGTTCTTGTTGAGCTTGATACCTTTTTCTTCTCGGTACATTTCACCGGTCATGCCTTCAGGTATTTTTTCGATCTTTCCGCCCTTGTCTAAGAACTCTTTCATTTTCATGTTTAGGTATTCTTGTTTTTCTAGTTGTTCCTGTGTTGGACTTGGTCCTAATGACATATATGCCTTTCTGTTTGTTTAATTTAGTCTATACAGTATAGCCTAAACATCAGAAAGTCAAGTTATTCTTTTACCAATTCAGCAAGGTCAATATCTCGACATTGATCCCAAGGAACAATCATTTTCCTATTCGATTCTTGATCGATTATTTCGAACAGTTTCTTTTCACTATCTCTAGTTTGGATAAGGCCAAATCCTTCGTACCAACCTGGACCCTTTAATGGTGTATCCGATAACCCTGGTGGGCGACCGTGAATGTCTAACATCATCTCTGCCCTAAAATAACAGGCATATGATTGACCTGCTTTGATATCTTCTGGCTTAATCATTTTTCATATCTCCTAAAATTTTATTTATGATCCTCTCAGCATCAGGATAGGTAGACATGGACTCAACAATTCTATCAATAGCATCTAACTCTAGTGAATCATAAATCTCACGACAGTTCATGCCCTGATACGGTTGAGTCCATGAATAGCTCATAGACCATTCGGCTTTCTTACTCATTTAGAAATCTCCTGGTGCGACTTGGACTGCTCTCAAGCCTCTACTTCTCCACATGTCAACGACACTTGTTCTGTCGTCAAACACCAACGTGGGGTTGTAGCCTGCTTCAAGCATTTGATCAAGCATTCCACTCTTAAGCTCGTAGTCAGGCCTGTAGTCGTTGTCGCTTCTAAGATAAATCTCTTGAAAGACTAAACCTTGGCCCATTAATTGTTTAAGAGTGATTGGTCTTTGTGATTTGTTTCTGCCTGAAGCAATCAAAATTCTGTTGCCGGCTTTCTGCAAGGCAATGGCCACCGCAAAGACATCCAAGTTCGGAGTGTCTTCAGAAGTCATTTCACGGAACGAATTCCAATCCTTTGGCTTCTGCTCAACGAACTTCTTTCTATGTTCGATGTCCATTAAAGTACCATCAATGTCGAAGATGATATCCATACTCTTGCCTCTACTTTTCGGTTAGTTCTTGCACCACGGTTGCACCTTTGTTGACGCTTTCTTTAAGCATCTCAGTTGCACCATCTATGTCACCTGGGTTCATATAAAGATATGCACCTACGGCTCCAATTGCTATAAACATGATAGCCTTGATCATAATTGCCTCCTAGTTAGTTTGCCTCATTACTCTTACAGTATAAGGCCAGACGCATCAAAAGTCAACCTATTTTGGTGAAGTTTTCTTAGCAGGGACCTTCTTCTTTTTTGGTCTGCGTCCCCATGTATAGAAATTGATTTCATCTGGGTCTGTTCTTTGGCAGGGTGGACAGACGGTGACCTCGTTCTTTTTAAGCCATTCGTCCATTAGTTGTCGATCGCTATCGGTTGTGCTATCTCTACTCAAACTTGTTTCTCCTTTCGAGTATTTTAAGTCTACAGCCTTTGCGATCCCATGTGACCCAAGTGGTGGGTAGGAATCTATATAAGATTGGCCATGGACGGCTGATTCCGTCACTCCATACCGTAGATCGGTGTTTTCCGTTTCCAATCCATGAAAGACCTACGCAACCAGGATAAGCCCAATTCATTTGAGTCTCCGTGCTAGGTGATTTATGGATTCTTCCATCGGTCAATGATATTTACTTCTTTCTCTTTGGTGGGGTTTCCTTGTCCCACATCAGCATCATTCCAATAGGCAATAACAATATGCCAATGACTATAAGAATACTACCGAGCATCATACACCCTATGGTTTTTAATGAACCATTTTTCTAAGACAGGTAAACCAAATTCATCTTCGTCTACCACAATCGTTGCGACTGTCTTAACCACATTAGCAAATCGCCAACCTGTCATACCACAGATGTCTTTACCACCTACCCATACCTTGTGTGGAAAGTCTTCGCCTAGGTGATTGTTCCACGGTTCATCGTTGAGTGAATATTCAAAGACGTTTCCGACTTCCTTTTCAACGAACGCTCCTATTGGATCTTTGGTATAGGTATAGTATGCCATTTGCCTCTCCTTGTGCCTTATTGTTCTTTTAGTATAAGGTCAGACCTATAGTAAGTCAACCTTTAATTTTTATTTCTTACGCCGCGAACGCTTCGCTGAGCTCTTTGACGTGTCGGCAATTGCCACGAAATTGATGGCCTGGACAAGTGCAGGATGATCTCCCACTCCTTCCGACTTCAACTTCATATAGTGTTCCTGTCGAACCTCTAACAGTTCTTTTAAGGACTTCACCGTCACCTCCGGCTTGAAGCGATTGTTCTGACGATTCGGATCTTTCCACCCCATTTATCTCTACAATCCTTTCCATGCGAACAACCCGCATCGGAAAATGGGGTTGATCAGTTGTTAAGCCCACCTCATTAGGTTTGAACCACTTCTCAAAACGGACTTCACCTTCATAGAAGTTGAACTCATCGCTCACAGAACTGACTCCGGGGGCATACCTATCACGGTAAGGATACATACCATTCTTAACTTTGATCCTTACCCATTGTCCATGTTTTAACATAGAAAATTCACCGTGTATGGTTGTCTTTTAATATTGGAAAAAATTGCTTTGACTCTAGCATTGTACCTTTCTTCGGTCATTGCCAAATTTTGTGCCTTCTGTTGCCACATTGCTCGAGTAAGCTCGTCGAGTTGTGGATTAGTATCGAGCAACCTCTTAATGGAGGCCGCTCTTTGATACTGTTTCTCTTCGGAGTAAGGTCCCATTAAGCACCTATTCCTAATTTTGTAAGATGGTTTCCTGGTACTCGCCATTGCCCTTGAGCACCACAATCAACTGTGACATATTTCTGAGCAATTTTCTTTACCTTGCCCGAAACATCAACACCACGTTTACCTGTGAAAGAAACAATGTCGCCAATCATAAATGATCGTACCGCTTGTTTGGTAAGGTGTGTTCTTTTGAGTTTGATTGCTTCGATAACTTCATTCAATTGATCGTTATCCATTTGGTAGATTAATTCACTTGCCTTGGTTACTAGATTTGCCATTTTCATATATCCCTCTGTTTGCCTAATTATTATATACAGTATAAGGTCAAAAGACCTTAAAGTCAACCTTTATTTTGTAATTTCTACTGATCTATTCTCCATTTCAATCTTTTGGAGACTTTCGAACATTTTGAAGAAGTTCAGCACCATTGTTTCTTGCTGAGTTTCACCTGCCGGTATACATAAGGCGGTGTCATCTTGCTTCTTTACTTCGACCAATGCCAAATTACATATTGCTTCGTTGTCATAGGTAATTGGACTATTCAACATCAGTGTGATTAAAATATATTTCATTATTCCTCCCCGTGTTTTAGAATTTCCTCATCTCCATTTGGTAAACGCCTTGAACGAAGATATCCATTCTTGATTAAATTATCAATAGTTCTTGCAACGACCTTCTTATTGGCCATTTCAAAACCAAAGTAGATACCTACTATCGTTCCCAGACAGTAGGTTCCAAATATCCAAACTTCTATCATCATGAACCTGTCTGCAATCTAAGTTCGCCTGCAGGTCCTTGTCTGAACCCTTCAATATAAATGTGATGTTGGTCGCCTGAACGAACGATTGCTTTATTGGCCGCAACCCAAACATCGCCCCATGTCTTACCTTTGATCTCTACGAGCTCATTGTAAGGTCCAAAGATATCGCATTTATGTCTAATGACAGCATTGTCGCCGAATGGGTGTGGATTGCCAAACTTGATCTCACCATACTCACCATCGTTATAGATTGACCATACTGTTTCTTTAATGCCAATTGATTTACCATATGTTGAATGGTAATCCATCTCAGCGAAAAACTTTTGGTCTTCTGCACTCATTTGAACTGTTTCTTGATTTGACATATATTAGCCCTCCAGCTTTTTAATTGTTATAATGTATATTATAGAGTCTTTTTAACCGTTTGTCAACCATTAAATTACCGAAACTTGATATCCATATGACCAATGACCGTTGTCCATATCAAAGACACATCTGTCTTTGTCTTCTATAAAGATCTTATCCATTTCGATACCATATTTGCTACCGTCTTTGGTTAGTTCAATCCCTGTCACTTTGGCCTCACCGTGTCTTGTTGATACTTTGGTTCCAATTTTAATAAATGTTCTTTCCATAATTACATACTCCAATAAGTTTCTGAACGTGGGCTCATATGCATCGGCGTGTTGATTGGTTCAACAAACCATTCCTTGCTCATCAAGTTCTTTGCCTTGCGAGTCGCTTCAATGTTCTTGTGGAAGTGTTCTACTTCTGCAATACCAAAACGGAATTGTGGATCATTGTCCTCTGGTTCCTGTTGAGCATAATCTGGTATGCCTCTACGAAACATATCAAACCATTTCTTTGACATCTTAGTTTGAGCCGCCTGTGCCGCCGCCATTGATTTGTAGTATTTTCTAAAGTCTGGACGGACTATTCCTTCTTTGTCCATCTTGCCCATTATATATGTAGAACTTTTTTCGTAAATATAAAACATTATTGTACCTCCACATTCTGGTTGATGTTATTTGCTGAGCAATATGCATCAGCCAACTTGTTAAAGTGAATATAAAATAGTGGATCATCTGTAGGTTGGACATCCATATAAGTGTCCGCATCTACAAAGTTCCAATTGATAGAACCATCTTGGTTGATGTTCTCTGAATTTGAAACCGCTTTATTAAAAGCTCTTGCCGTTGCCTTTGGTATTACATTCATATTGCCTATCTCCTTTTGCCTAATTGTTATATACAGTATAAGGTCAGAAGGCTAGAAAGTCAACCGGTTTTGGTAAATTAAATTGAAAGATTAATAATGAAGCACGACTCTGTCAGGTGACGTATCGTTCCAATCAAATCCTTCTCTTTTGGCTTGAGCTTGAGCTCCTAAAACTTCATTCGGAATAAAAGTGAAATTCTCACCACATGATATGCAGACATCGCCATGAGTGTCGCCGTAGTGAGGACTCTCTGTAGTGAGCCATTCTAATCGTTTTGACTCCATTGTAGAGTGTAGTGACGAACAGCCTGTAGTGACGAGGCCTATTAGTAAAATTAAACTTGCTTTTTTAATCATATGTCTTAGGCCTCCTCATGCCTATTTAATTACTGAGCCTTGTTATTGAATAAAGATTTAATTGAATTCCAAGTTCTACCTAGTTGTTCTTTACTGTCAGCCCAACTTTCTTTTTGGTATGCAATCGTTTTCTCTTTTTCATTAGTTGCCCAAGTGTTTACTTTGTCAGCGATAGTATCGTGTGCCATAGCCTTAGTCGTTATCACAACCAAAAATACTATACAAGCGATCCATATCATTGTAGTTTTTGTTATCATACTATATAATATATACTCACTTGCCGTCATTGTCAACTGTTTTGGTTAAATTAAATCGGCAGGCAGAAAAAGACTTCAAGAATACAACCTAAGATAGTTTTGGTAGTTGTGATACGGAAATTGGGCTAGATGCTACAGCGGGGCCTTGGGTAATTCTTTGCCTGGATAGAACTCTGTAGTGGTCTTCCATTTCTCAATAGTAGGTTCTGCTGATGCCACATGGTGTAAATTGATATTGGCCATGTCGTGCTTCTCAAGTTCTTCTAAGACTAGTGAGCTGTAGACAAAAAGGTTAGTGATGTCGTTTGCTGTAGTGATGACTTTATATAGTGAGGTGTTATTAACACTCGTAGTGAACGTTTGTATAGCAGTGACACCATTGAACTTACTAAAGTCTTTAGTGTATCTATTACCATGTAACCAAGTAATGTTATCAGGTATACTGTTACTGTTCATCTTAATATCCTCTGCAACAAGGCCATGCATATGAACGTCTTTAAAGCCTGCTTCTATTAGTCTATCATATGTTATAGAGCCAATACAATGCACCGTTTGATCTAACAAAGATTTTATATCGTGTTGGTAATGCCTAACGCAATCAATATGCGTTACAAGTAATGGTTGGTCTGGTGCTACTATTTGATCTGCTGTAGGTTCTGTTATTAAACATGGAAACCATTTACTATTGGCATCTAAACTAGGTTTGTTTAGCTGTGTGTAAACATTCATATAGATATTTACCTCAGATTTGTAATATTATTAGTCATTATGATTGATACAGAACAATCAAAATAGGCTCTTTTCAAACCGTACAGCGGGGCCTGTGGTAAATATTATTACAAGCTGTTGTTCTACAGCACAAGGAGGAGAATTCCATGTCAAACTTAAGAAACTTAAACATCAACCTAGAGGTTGGTCAACAGATCCTAGTGGGTCAAAATAACGAACATGCCAAGATAACAAAGATTGAATACTTCGATAAAACAGGCGAAGTAAGCATCAATACAACTCGTGGTCCTCGCAAAGCTCTTACGTTTAGATTATGTGACGACTCTGACAGACTACCTCTTTCAAGGAACCCTGCAGACAAATATAGATAAATATTTGTATGAAGATATACGAAATAGACATAGAAGCTCTTGAAGAAGCGGCGGCAAGTGCAAAACTTTGTAAAAGTAATCGTTCAAACGATTCTTTAGGAGCAAGTGCTTTGGCCTCATGCAAGAGTCAAGGATACCGAAGACGTGAAGGCGCCAAATCACATAAGATTGGTGACAATCGCAAGAAGGTCGGAGGCAAACGTATTAAAGGGAAAAAATATGGCGGACCATTACCAGACTGGAGTTAAGATGGAAGATCTAAAAGGAAAACTTTTAGTTGCAACCCCTGCGTTGGACCAAGACGTTGTGTTTCATCATAGTGTTGTATACGTGTACGAGCATAGGAAAGATGGAGAGCATGTAGGTGTTATTCTAAACAAGCCTAGCGAGTTTCGTTGTACAAGTCTTGGTGCCCTTAAAGGAGTTCAGTTTGCACCTGCGTTAGAAGATCAAGTTATACACAAGGGTGGACCTGTTTCGGATACTTCAATATTATTACTACACACAAGTGAGTGGACCAGTACAAACACTATGACTGCAACAGATGAAGTATGCATGACTAGTGATGCTCTAATGCTAGAGAAGTTAGCAATGGGCAACGAGCCTAACGGCTGGCGAATGTTTGCTGGTATGAGTGTATGGCAACGTGGGCAACTAGAAGATGAAATCGCTAAAGGCGGTTGGTTAGTAGCAGAACCTAGCAATCATAGTATATTTGATTATGCAACAGAGGAACAATATGTTAAAGCTATTGACCTCGCGGCAAGTAAGACGTTCGCTAATTATCTATAGGAAGGACTAGCTATGAAGAAGTTACTAAAAATATTTTCAATACTCGGAATTGCTTGTCTACTGTCCGGTGCAATGCTCACCCAATTAACTGCCCAGGAACAAGACCAGCAACCAACAGACCCAAATGCTTATAAGATGCCAGGTATGATGAAGCTACCTACTTATATAGACTGTGGTCCATACAATGAAATCTTAGCAATAGTGCAAGGTCAAAATGGTGAAATGCCGTTTGCTCTGTTTGAATCGTTTATTCAAATACCTAACGGACAACTCCTTAAAGGGCCAGCGGCACTATATGTTAATAGAGAAACTGGTAGTTGGTCTGTTGTAGTTGAAATAGAATCCGCAGGACTATGCATCACACAATTTGGCGGCCGCTTTGGTCCTGCTAAAGCACCCGGCGTATCATTATAAGCTAATATAATAAATACTCTTGTAGTAGAAATGTTGTTTAAATGCAACAATGCTACACATGGAAGGGTCTCTTATGAGATTGCACAAGAGTTACGTGGAACATGAAACTCAGCCAAAGAAAACAAGTATAGGAAATAACCATTCAAGAACAAAGTTTTCTTCGATGAATAAAAGTAAGAAGCGTAGTTATAAAAAATATAGAGGACAAGGAAAATAAGAACATGTACACTTATAGAGCAGAGATAGTAAGAGTAGTAGACGGTGATACAGTTGATATTAATATTGACTTAGGGTTTGGCGTTTGGTTGAACGATGAACGTGTTAGACTTGCAGGCGTTGATACTCCAGAGTCTCGTACAAGTGATAAGGTTGAAAAGTTATTTGGTAAAGCCGCAGGTAGGTATGTTGAAGAACGTTTACCTGTTGGAAGTATGCAAGTACTTGTTACTAAGAAGTATGATAGTAAAGGCAAGTTTGGACGTATACTAGGTGACTTTGCACTAGGAGAATCAAGTATCTGTAAACAGTTAATTGAGTCTGGTAATGCAGTTCCTTACAATGCACAAAACAAAGCTATGGTGCAAGAACAGCACATGGCTAATAGACAACGTCTTATCAATGAGGGTGTTGTTACACAAGATCAAATCAACGAAGTTAGTTGAAAAGAAATGTATAACTCCAGCCGTTATAGTTAAGCTGGAGTTATATTATTTTATTTAGATGTAGCCATATTACTCAAAGGATTTTCTAAAGCAAGTTTAATTTGCTTTTCAATCTTTTCCTCTAAGGCTCTCATATCTTCTTTGATAGATTTAACAGCATCATTAATATCTCTATTAAGTTCACGACTGTCTTCTTTAACTTTAGACTCTGTATCTTCTACAATAGTTTCAATGCGTCTAACATCTCCACGTAAGTCATTCTTTAGTTCTTTAGCTACTCCTGATACAAGTTCTACTTCTGCTAGTACCATGTCTAATTCACTTTGAATAACTTCTAGTCTTTTATCAAATCCACTAAGATCAGGTGCCACGTAAGCATCTATCTTCTTTTCCATCATAAGGTATCTGTTGTAGAGTTCAAAGCCTCCCCAAAGTCCACCTATAATAGTACCAACTAAAGGCAAAACAAGTAACAATTTACTTCCGCCTATTTTGATACCTTTGTATTCTACTTCTGCCATTTAGTATCTCCTATTGTTGTGTTTCGTATTGTTGCATGATCATCTCGTCCATGATTTTATCTTGCGCCATATCATACAGTATGCCTGCTGGGTCTAGTAGCTGTGGCATGTCCGCATAAATCTGTTCGCTTGTATACCAATCTAATGGTAAAGCGTTTTGTTTGTCTAAGTATGCCTTAAAGTTTTCTTGATCTGTTAAACTAGACATCAGTGCTATTTTAGTAGCTTCGTTTATAGCACTATAAGTATCTGCCATTGCGGCAAGTATTCTAGTTGCAATCTTTTGTTTAGCCTTGTCTACTGCCTCTTTGATACGTTTTGCTTTTTGTTGTTTAGACTCAGTTCGTTTGGAAGCATTTCCTTTTTTAGCATCTCCAGATTTTCCTTTATCGTCGGCTTTGGATTCGGTTTTTGATTCTTTGGTATCTCCTCCAGCATCAGACTCTCCACTATCTGACCCTTCACTTTCCTCTCCACTTTTATCCACTGACTGTTCCACATCACTACTGGACTCTTGGTCGGTCTCAGTTGTGTTCTCATCCGTCTCGGTTTGGGTTGATTCGCTTCCCTCACTTGCTTCCTCAGTTGATGTTTCCGTTTCTGCTGTAGTAGATTCTTGGCTACTTGCTTCACTTGTATTTACTTCTACTTCAGCAGTGGGTTCAGTTGTTTCTGTTGTAGTTGTTTCTACTTCTACCTCTACTTCTACAGCTGGTACTTCTATTTCAGCTATAGCATCTGCAACAGCAACGTCAACTTGAGCACCAACGTCTGCTTCAATTGATTCTACACTAGGCATATCAACAGTTGTACTTCCAGAGTCAAAGCTATCAAGACTTGCTACTAGTGTTACTTCTGCTATTTGTTCTACTTGTACAACACCTGTTTCTAAGTTTGTTGAACTCATTTCTACAGTTGCTACATTGGCTGTTTCGTCTACTTCAACTGTAAATTCTAATTCAACGCCACCGCCATCACTGTCTACTATTTCTATTTCAAATGACTCTACTTCTGCGTAGTTAATAGGTTCAATAACAGTATCAGCTACAGGATCGCCTATGTAAACACTTGTGAGTATTGACTCTTCTGAATTAAAAACTGTTTCTTGATTGCTTAAAATTATGTTTGTAATTGTTTCAGTGACTGACGTAATAGCATCATACGTTAATTTTATATAAGGATCAGAGAATATTGGTCCAAACATCTGTTGATGGTATCCTGCGTCAACTCCCCATAGATTCATCTTAGCCCAAACTGATTCGTATTCGTTCTGTGGTATTGTATAGTTATAAGCGTAGGTTTGTGTTCCTGAATAAGTTAAAGTTTCGCGGTGGGTTAATGAAGCAACTCGAGTTCCGCCTTGTCCTGCAGGTGCTCCTGCGTACATGTAAATAGATACTTTAATTAGATCTTTACAGTCACCATTCGTTGCTGAACACACCCCTACAGTTGCGTTTGATTTGTGTGACTCAACAGTAACACCATAATTTACATCAAAGCCTGCTTGTATCTCAGCTTCTGTCAACAGTTGGGTTATCTCAACATACTCAGAGCCAACTTGTCCACCACCTAGTGAATTAGATCCATTAGGTTGCCAATTGATATCAGAGCTGGCATTTGAATTTGGAACATTTGCTTGTGGACCCACGCAGGCTTCACCTGTTTGTAATGTTCCACTATAGCTACAAGTACCACTGCCAACACTAACAGTACCTTGTGTACTCCAACCATTACTTGTGTCGATGGCTCCTAATTGATTAGCTGTGGTTGTTTCTACAGCAGTTGTAGTTGTAACTGTTTGTTGTTCTGATGTTGATATTTGTTCTATTACAGTTTCAGTGAATAGTGTAGTTGTAGTTGTTTCTTCGAAGCCACCATTTAGACCAACTTCAGTGCCTGTAACAACAGATGTTACATCAACAGATGTTACAGTACCACCATTAGGTCCTGTGTCACCTACATTATACTGTTGGTCGTATGCTAAACTAGAGTAAGAATAAGAACATAGCAAGACTACCAAGGCCCACGCCCCAAGTCGTTGCTTTATTCTTCCACTCTTTTTCGTATGCTTCAAGATCATTTTCCTTTAACCATTTCTCGTAATCGGGACGTGCTTCTGGATTCTCAGCCCATGCTTTCGCGGCTTCAATACCAATCTTCCCTTTGTACGGGCAAGGTGTTCCTGCCATCTCCATAGCGTTAAAGACTCTTGCATCTTGACATAGTAAACTTACTGCCGCAACCTTCATACCCATACCATAAAGTGATCTAGATAGTTTTAGTCTTTCGCAGTTTAAATCTCTGATTGTAGTACCACCGGCAATACCAAACACCTGTGTTTGTACTGCGGCACTAGTTCCTGTAGAACATACGTCTTGATTATTAATCATCACGTTAGGAGCACTTGCTGTAGGCGGTGTTTTATCAACTGTAGTTGTACCAGTAACTGTTGATGTTACTGTATTAGTCTCAGCACTAACTGTCGTAGCTAGTGAAACAAACAAGCCAATTATCATGGCAGTTGTCAGTGTTACAATCTTATTCATAAATTTAAAAACCCTATATTAGTAGCCCATATATATTTATCTTTTGGTGTAAACATTTTTACACCTAGGTCACTTTCTTGGTGTTTATTTTAGTGCAAAATAAATACATTATAGCAAAGAAGGAGATTCTTATGCAAGATACATACAGAACTACTCATAAATTTACCCCAGAGCAAGAACAAGACTACTTATGGGCTCAGTTTGATCAGATATGGCCGCAACATGAGCCAGAGATGGAACAGCGTACTCTAGCTTTTGAATTAGCTGAAGTTGAGCGTAAGGCTATACAACTTGCAATCGAACATGCACTAGGTAACCAAAGCAAAGCGGCTAGAGAACTAGGTATGGGTAGAACATTATTAATACACAAGCTCAAAAAATACGATCTAATTTGACAATATAGGTAGTTGCATAAACTAAATACCTATGTTACATTAGTAACACTACACACATACACACAAGGAGAATATAATGAGCGTAGATACAAAGTACGGAGAAGCCATCTTTAAACAGACCCAAGAGGTTGCAGAAATGTTTAAGGCGGCAATGCCAAAAATCACAACAAACAAAAACGGATACGAAATCAGAACCAAAGTGTTAGAAATGGCACAAGGTAATATCTGGAACGATTACCATGCCAAGTTTAACGGATGGGAACAAAGTGTAAAACGTGATCCTAAAACTAATGAGATTGTAAGTTCTGTTACAATGCCAGAGGTACCAGGAACTGAAGCTGTACTAGAAGCGGCTGAAAAGTTTTACGAGTTCATAAATCAAAAGTGAAAGTAGTATAAGCCGAATTATAAGTAGGATATACAAATGGTAGTGCATAGCACGGTACAAAACATATAGAGAGTAGCGAGGTCCTGTTAACACAAACGCACAGAGATTCATTGTTTACATGTCAACATGCAGTTAACAGGACCAACCCCTATTATGAATGAACTAACACAAAAAGAATTAGACGAAGTATTCGCAAGGCTTGGCGCACAAGCTGACGATACTATACGAGAATCTAAAGTTAAGCCAATGAACCCTGTGCTTAACTTATCACACCCAGACTTCTTTGAACAGTATGTAAAGAACATAGACTGGAAGCCCTTACAGAATCACGGCCTAGAACAATTACATAATAAATTTAATTTAGAAACTATTGATCAAGACTGGCCAGGACAAATCAATGCGTACTTGGATTTGTTGACAGACATTAATTTAGATGGAGCCAAGATACTTGATGTTGGTTGTGGTTGGGGTCGCGGAGTTGATGTCCTTAGAAGATATTATAACATAAATGTTCACGGCATAGACAATAACAAAGACTTTATAGAGTATGCTAGAACTAATTACCCTAACAACCATTACTTTACTAGCGGTAATACAGAGTTGAAAGACTATAACGTGCTATTGTTTTTAGATAGTATGCATGTGATGTTTGAGCAAAAACTGTTTCATAGTGTTGCTCCAGATACACTATTAGTTGTATCAGACTTCTTTACAACTGACACATACGAGCAATTTAAGAACATGATTGAGATTGAGAAGTTTACTTGTTTGCTCGAAAAAGACCAAACAGAAGCAGTAATGAAAGCTATGACTAGAGACATAGACACACTTAAAACAAGGTTTAATAGCATAGAGCCGCATATCGTTAATACATTTAAGCATTTACAACTGAACCAATTACACCAGTTTGAGATAGGTCACACCAAACAATACAAGTTCGTTATCCAGACTTAGTATAAAATACGCACATAAATAGCTGTGCAATGATTGACAAAACTCCATTTGAAAACACAGTTGATGATTTGAAAAAATCAGGTAACTATCGAGTCTTTAACGATATCTTACGTGAAAGAGGAGAGTTTCCTAATGCCATCTGGTATGGGAAGTATGCTATAAAAAATATAGTAAACTGGTGTTCAAATGATTACCTAGGAATGGGTCAGCATAAGGTGGTTCTAGACGCAATGCATACTGCACTTGATCAAACAGGAGCAGGATCAGGCGGGACTAGAAATATTGCGGGTACAAGTCATTATCACGTTGCCCTAGAGAACGAACTCGCCCAACTGCATAGCAAAGGAGCGGCTTTACTCTATACATCAGCATATGTAGCAAATGAATGGACTCTAATTGCGTTAAAACGTATCATTCCCGACATTGTTTTTATTAGTGATAGCAAGAATCACGCTTCCCTCATTCAAGGAATACGAAACAGTGGTGCAGAAAAGAAAATATTCAGGCACAATGATCTTGAGCATTTAGAAGAACTACTGCGAGACGTCGAAGGCACACCTTGTATTGTTTTCGAGTCCGTGTATAGCATGGATGGATACGTCAGTGACATACCAGGCATTGTTGCTCTTGCTGAGAAGTACGGTGCTATTACATATCTCGATGAAGTCCACGCCGTTGGCCTGTATGGTGAAACAGGTGCAGGATATTCTGCAAAGCAAGGATCACAGGATAAAATCGATATACTGAATGGCACCTTAGGGAAAGCCTACGGAGTGCAGGGAGGATACATTGTAAGTGATAATATTATCATTGATGCTATTCGCTCTGTTGCTTCGGGGTTTATTTTTACTACTTCAATGAGTCCTGTTATTTGTGCAGGAGCATTAGCTAGTGTAAAATATTTAAAAGACCATAACGAACTACGAGAACAACACCAGGAACGAGCCAAAAGACTTAAAAAACTTCTTACCAACAGGGACATCCCTATCTTCGAAAACGTAACACACATCGTTCCTATTAAGATCGGAGATGCTAAGAAGTGTAAAGCTATAAGTGACGAACTTATAAATGAGTATGGAATTTACTGTCAAGCAATCAACCATCCAACGGTTGAAGTAGGTACAGAGCGCCTACGCCTTGCTCCGACACCTTTCCATTCGAATGCAATGATGCATCAATTAATTGAGGCTCTACAGAAAGTACTATAACAATGATGAAAAACTTTAATATAAAAAAGGCGTTTTGGTTTACGCTAGGATGTCTACTATTAGGTGTAGCGTTTGTAGGAATTTACCTACCAGGCTTACCTTGGAGTACACCGGCAGTTGGTGCCGCATATTGCTTTGCGAAGTCAAGTGATAGAATGCACAACTGGATTATGAACCATAAACTATTTGGTCCGTTTCTACGTGGCTGGAGCGAGAAAAGAGTATTTCCAACTAAAGGAAAATATTTAATGATCGTAACAATGTGTTCAAGTTTAGTTATTATGTGGTTTACTACAGGTAACTTAAAAGCAATAGCATGGACTGGCGGCTTCATGGTCCTTGTTGCTATATGGGCTTGGAGATATCCAGGATCACATAAAGAACATGCTTTTAGAAAAGCAGAAGGCCGACGAATTGCATGGCTGAAGTAGACTTTAACCAAATGAATGGCATGGAGGTACTAGGTTATCTCCTTATGAATGAACCGGCACTATGGGGATTATTAGGACTTGGTGTCGTTGCATTCATTGGTAGTATCATTTTTGACAAGTGGCAAGACAAAGAAATAAACTGTACACATAACGACAATTATCCACCCCTACCCTAAAATACCTAAGGCGTTGCCTAGCTTTAAGACGCCTTAGACCATTTATGCTAGTATTACTTCCATAACTCACTATCTAAATAATTGACTGAGTCGACGTTGACTTAGTTTTTTAGAAAGGAGATCTATATGGATATCTTAAATAAAATAAAAACTTGGGCTAGTGCCATTACTGAGGTAGGTGTATCACTTATCGCTTTAGGTATTGTGCTTGAAGTTTTGTTCAACGGTCAAAACATTCCGTTCTGGCCAAACATCAGCGTAGTAAGTAACATCACTGGAATGATAAGTTCATTATCTGCACAGGGACTTGTTGGCTTAGTAGCTGTATGGGTGTTATATCACATTTACAATCGCAAGTAAGAAAACATAACACTTTTAAGTTATGGCAGAGCCGTCTTGGCGGAAGGCTCTGTCATTTCTAATTTATAATCCCAAACTCCACATCCAAATAGGTATTACTATAAAGTGTAACAATATTATTATTGTCCACATTAGTATTACTGTTCTCAGTTGAGGATTCATCTAACCACTAACAAAGTTTTCTTTTGGCCTGTACCATACTTTCTGATGATACAACTTTGCCAATAGATTAACTATTTCTTTTTTCGATACATCGTCTTGTAAAGATGTTTGAAGTAGACGTAGAGCACATTCAATATGCTCTACATCTTTAGTGTTTAGTTTGAAATTATCGTTGGGTTTTGCCATTTAAGTAATCATTCTCTTCGTCAGTATAAGGCCACATTATTTGCCACCTTTCTTCTTTTCACCTTTAGGCTTGTTATATGTATGGTCTGGATCTAGCATTAGTGAAAGTACCCTCCCCAGAACAATCCGTTAACAAGCATTACGCCTACTAAGATTGACATCATGATACTAAATGGAATTAGTGCAGATATAACATTACGCATGAGCTTTACCTTTCCAAGTTGCTACAGGTTTCCCTCGCATATAATGGTCGCCAGCTTCATACTTGTCTTTGGCTTCCATATCTCGGATTGGTTCATCAGCAATGTAATCTATATCACCACGTTTGATTCCAATGTCTCTCAAGTCATGATCGCTTAGGCTATGCAATACTGCTCTAGTATTTCTAGCACGACTATGAGCTTTTGATATTTTAAATATTCTAGCGAAGAATGACATTACTTAATTCTCCCTTGATCTAACATTAAGTTACGTGCTTGTTCGTGATAGCCTTGACGTGATAGTTCAGCGGCCGCTCTAGCTCGTCCTGCACTTTCACCAAACGCAATCATTGCAATCCACATACCTAATAGTACGTTTCTAATTACTACACACGTTTTGCATGTGAAGTCCCAAGTTGTTGATCTTAATTCTATAGCAGTCATTATACCCATCCTCTTAAATTTTTGTTAGTTGTAGCGTTGCTCATTCTTTTATCATGAAAATTGCCTAAAGCAATTGATGTAATATCAGAACGTCCAATGCCTAAATCACGTAGTTCGTGATCTGTTAGTTGGGATAATTCCTTGTGTGTTCTACGAATCGCGGCTTTGTTAGCTCTGTTTCGTTTCCACTCTTTTGTTAAATCAATCAACCCTTCAATAGCGTCTTGAATTACAGTAGATACTGTTAAAATTGCTGATGTCATTATAATGTTACTCCCATTTTAGGACCTTTGCCCTTGTGGGTTAACATGTAGTGATAGGCGTACTGCCAATCTCTTCCGTACTCTGTTTTGGCGTATGTGAGCATCTCTTTTTCGAAAGCCTTGGACGGGCTTGGGTTTCCAAGTAAACTCACAAGGCCGTTGAATAGCATAGTTGCCATTTTACTTCTCCTTATTAGTTTTTAGGATGCTTGAGGAAAGCAATACCCCGGAACTTCCCCGGCGGTGCGTGAACCTTTGGTCCCCGTCAATCACTTGTAACGGATGGATTATCCGCATTGTCTATCCAATGTGTCTGTGTGTGGAAGCTTCAAAATCATTGCAACTTTTCTACTTCACCTATATTTATTAAATACGCACAAAAGTAGGCTCTTAAAAGAGTGTGATTTCAGTGTTTTTTTGGTAAAGGCTGTCATGCTCTTAGTGCATGGGTAAAAAATATACTAAATAATAATACAACGTTCAGGCGACTATAGCCCGGAAGTAAGCAACTATGCTGAAGGAACGCACTTAACTGTAAAAAGGAGAGTGTAATGAACAGATACGATTACCTACTTAAATCATACCGTGAGCAAAAAATGAGAGAACGCAAGGAAAAAATCCTTATGAAATCTCGTAGTGAAGTAAACGTGTATGGAAATGGTACGACTGGATATACTGTTACTGCTGGACCAAATACTGGCAAAGTACTTAAACATATATCTATCGATCACGACAACAAATAAAATGGATAGGCGGGTTGACTCAGCTCGCCTATTTTATCTTGACATAATAGATAATTAAGTATATACTAGTAGCACATTACGAGGATTGCTTAATGAAATTAATCATTGCAGGGTATGGGTATGTTGGTAAGGCATACCATGCTATACTTAAAGAGTCTTGGGACGTTGAAATTCACGACCCGTCACTTGGGTATGTCGCTGACTTTGATAAAGTTTGTCAAGGAATTATTTGTTGTGTGTCAACACCGTCTAACACAGACGGATCATGTGATGGCAGTAATGTCATTGACGTTGTTAATCAAGCAAGACAGTTAGATAATATTCCTGTGCTTGTTAAAAGTACTATTGATCTTAAAGTCTGGGATCAAATCAAAGAGTCAAACACAACCTTTAGTCCAGAGTTCCTACGTGCTGAAACAGCCGTAGAGGATCTGTGCAATACAGAAACACACTTTCTTGCTAAAGGCGATACAAACTTTTGGGCAACTATACTAATAGATGCTCTTGGTAAGATTAACGTGAATACTAAAAACTCCCCTGAAGAACTTATTTTAATAAAGTATCTAAGAAATAGTTTCTTAGCAACTAAAGTAAGTTTCTTTAATCAAGTATATGACTTATGTGAAGCAAGTGGTGTCGACTATACATCAGTTGCTAATGGTGTAAGTGTAGACAAACGTATTGGTGAAAGCCATACAAGTATAACGACAGAGCGTGGCTTTGGAGGACATTGTTTTCCTAAAGACACACTAGCTCTAACAAAGTTGGCAGAACAACATGGTGTTGATCTGTCGTTAATTGAATGTGCTATCAAGTACAATTACCAAGTAAGGAAGGACAACGTTTGAAAATGAAAATTATCACAGGAAATGCTAATCCAGATTTAGCACAACAGATTGCAGAACATTGTTTTGCAACACTAGTACCGGCTAACGTATCGACGTTTGCTGATGGAGAAAGTAGCGTAGAGTTTTTAGAAAATGTACGTGGCGAAGATGTGTTTATTATACAGAGTACATGTACACCTGTTAATGATAGTGTTATGGAACTTATGATTATGATTGATGCGGCACGTAGATCAAGTGCAAGTAGAATTACCGCAGTCATTCCTTACTTTGGTTACGCAAGACAAGATCGTAAGAGTGCTTCACGTACTCCTATCACAGCAAAACTTGTTAGTAACTTATTAACAACAGCAGGTGCAGATAGAATCTTAACAATGGATTTACATGCAGGACAGATACAAGGCTTCTTTGATATTCCTGTAGACGATTTAACAAGCCGTGTAGTATTTGCAAAAGATATCAAACGTTCAATTGGTTGGAGAGATGATCCAGAAGTACATCAACAAGGTACAGTATTTGTAAGTCCTGATGCAGGCGGTGTTGTTCGTGCTAGAAAGTTTGCTGACATGTTTGGAGGCGACATTGCTATTGTAGACAAACGTAGACCAGAAGCAGGCAAGAGCGAAGTAATGAATCTAATAGGAGATGTAAAAGACAAACATGCTATTCTAGTAGATGATATTGTAGACTCAGGCGGAACATTATGCAATGCGGCCAAGGCGATTATGGATGCAGGTGCATTAAGTGTTAGAGCATATATCACACACGGTGTACTGTCAGGTGAAGCATGTCAAAAAGTTGAGAAGTCAGTACTTGAAGAATTAGTAGTTACAGATACTATTCCTAATCGTTGTCCTAAGAACTGTAAGAAAACAAGACAAGTAAGTGTTAGTAATCTATTTGGTGAAGCAATACGCAGAGTTACCAATGAAGAATCAGTAAGTAGTTTGTTTGTATAATGGATAGATGGGAAGTACAAGACTTTAGACCAAAGAAACCAATACCAAGTTGGACTGAATGGATCTGGCCAGCAGACCAGGCTATGTTTATACTATGGCGAATATTCTTTTGGACCGTAGTAATTCCGTTTATTCTATTTGGTGCAGTACTAACTCCTATAGGATTATTAATACAAGTTCTCATAGTAGACTACTTTACATATCTTCAGTGGAAGAACCAACAGTAATAAATACATATAGCATAGCAAAGGAGACAATGAATTGTCTGATGTACTTGTACTCAATGCAGACGCACAACCATTATCATATCTACCACTGTCAGCAATTCAATGGAAAGAAGCAATAACTTATCTATGGATGGATAAAGTTACAGTATTAGATTGGTATGATGATTGGATTGTAAGTTCCCCTACTTGGGAAACTCGTGTGCCGGCTGTGATTATGCTAAAGCAACATCAACGCAAACGGCGGAAGCCTCGCTTCTCTAAAGTAAACTTATACATTCGTGACTTATACACTTGCCAATACTGCGACATACAATTAATTAAAAAAGAACTTACCCTTGATCATGTTATACCTTTGAGTAAAGGTGGACGGACGTCTTGGGAAAACATTGTTGCGGCTTGTATGCCCTGTAACACTCGTAAGGGTAACAAAACTGTAATGAAACCTAAACGTGAACCATATGCTCCAGACTATTATGATCTAGTTAGCAAACGTAAACAAATGGAACTAAAGATCAAACACCCCTCCTGGACCAACTACATATAATAGCAGTAGTTAATTACACAACTCCAAGCCATTAAATAAGAGTGTAAATATATTTACACCTAACAGGGAGGGCTATGGATTTTCGTTTTACATTGTTACTACTATTTGCTCTTGCCATGTTAGCCTTATTCGTTAAGCCAGGACATGTTCCACAAGATAAAAAAATTTACGATGCAGACGAAAAGGCTTGGAACGAAGTCGACGAATTAATGAACAAATAAGAATGCCCCCGAACACTTCCGAGTGTTCAGAAAGCCCTCTACAATGATGTAGGGGGTTTTCTTTTATTAAAGTTTAATTTCTGTTAGACCATTTTCCCTATCAAGGTATTTAAAATCTATCTTAGTAGGGTTATATTTTTGTAACCAATCAAATACTACATTAGGATCAAACACTCCGCAAGTATACACATCAAGTTGTATCATAGCAGGATCTGTTTCGTCCCATGTGTGTATTATAACATGACTAGTTTCTATAATAGTAGCAACAGTCAACCCTCTATTACCTTTCATATTACAATATTTGGCATATGGTCCCATTAGGATCTTCATACCTATTGCCTCTATCAAGGCTTTCACATCATTACTTGTAAGGGTTTCATCTGTTGGCGGATTAGTAACTTCCGCTCGAATTATCACATGTTTGTGAACTAACTGCATTTATGTCAGAGTTATTTATAACAAAGTTCTAATAAATACTCATATTACTGAGAGGGAAAACGATGATACCAGAACAAGGGATTATGACTATGAACTTCAAGCAAAGAAGTTTATTGTTTGCGAAAATAAGCCAAATTGCTTACTTAAATAAAGCCAGTGCTACAAAGCAGGCTAAAAAATTAGGTTTTACAACTGTAGAGTACTACGATGTAAAAGGAGCTCAATCTTACCGTTTTATGAACAAACGTGATTTAGTTGTAGCTTGTCGAGGAACAGAACCAACACAATACGCAGACATCAAAGCTGATGCTAATGCGTTACCAGTTATAGCAGAAACAGTTAGTAGAGTACACAAAGGATTCAAAGGGCAAGTAGATGAGCTATGGCCAGCTATTAGAGAAGACTTAACTCGTACACAAAATAAAAATAAAGACGTGTGGTTTACAGGACACAGTTTAGGAGCGGCAATGGCAACTATTATGGCTAGTCGTTGTTTGTACTTTGAACTAGTGCCTAACCCAGAAGAACTTTACACATATGGATCACCAAGAGTAGGTTGGACAGGGTATGTTAATAGTTTAGGTATCACCCATCATCGTTGGAAGAACAATAACGATATAGTAACAACTGTTCCTCTTGCCATTATGGGTTTCAAACACCACGGAACTATGCACTACCTAAACAGTTATGGTAATGTACGTAAACCTACTGGGTGGCAAATGGTTAAAGATAGATTACGTGGCATGTGGTCAGGTATTAAAAAAGGTCAAATAGATAATTTTTCAGATCATTTGATACACAACTATATTGATCATTTAGAAAACTTTGCTAAAGGTAAAGAGAACCCACAAAAATAAAATATGACTCGTAAAACAAATACCATGCTGATAGGTCTACTTGGTACTATCCTGCTAGGCTTAGCTTCATGGACATTGATTACATTGATGGAGTTACAGATACTAGTTAGTATGATTGAACAAGACCTAATAAGTATTGACAAACAGTTTGGTCGTGTGTACAACTTTATAGATAGTATTAGACAACGTTAAGTTGGCATAGGTGGAGGGAATCGAACCCCCATTAACTGGTTTGGAATCAGTTGTGTTACCATTACACCACACCCATAAAAAAAGCCCCTAATAAAATTAATTACTAGGGGCTTCGCAATATAACTTTTTTTAGAAAGTCACATCAAGACATACCCCTCAAGGGCCAACATAATTGTGTTCTGATAGTCTTTGACATGTTTGAAATGTTCCTGTGTTCTAAGTTATACATATAATATAACATCTGTATTTAGTGTTGTCAACCTTTTATTTGGCTCTGGGGGAAGGATTCGAACCTCCACGATAAATAATTTGCTGTCATTCATCACACGAGAAACAATCGTGCGTGTCTACCATTTCACCACCCCAGATTATTCTTATACTTTGTTGATCTTTTCTAGTGCAGGGATCATACGTGTTACACCTATGCCTCCGCCTACTCGTTGAAAGAAGTCAAACTCTAAAAACTTTTCTAGTTCTGCTTGAACTCTTTCCTTACCAAACAGTTTGAATAGTAACTCTGCATACTCTCCGTCTACAATACTGTGGAATGTATCACGCATCATATCAACATCACATGAACGTTCTGCTGATCCTATTGTTTCCATACCACCTAAGATAACGTCCATCTTCTTTGCAGTTTCGCCGTCATCGTTTCTAGCCATGTTCCAGAAAGGTGATGTTAGTTCAGGGAAGTTTGTAATAAGTGTTTGACCAAACTCTTTTTCCATTGCAAGTTCGTGTTGTGCTTCCATCTCTGTATCAGCACTTAGTCCAAAGTGTTGTTGCCATTCAGCATAGGTCTTTTCTGTAATGTTACCAAAGCCTAAGTATTCACATAGTTCATACTCCATTGCTTTTAGATCATCTACATTACCTGGCATCTCAAATTCAAACATTGGAAATATTATATCATGTCTGCCTGGTATTGCATTAGGCTCTTGTCTATAGGAAGTGGAGACACAAAAAAACCCCTTACTATCGGGGCTACTTAATAATTCATGTTCTAACCACATCTGGCCTGTTTGCGGCAATGGCCAAGTGTTGCCTGCGTATTGGTATGTTGCTACATTGAATGGATCTTCACATGCGGCAAGTATGCTTAGTCTGTTTTGGGTATGGACTTCTAAGAATCCTTTGTCCAAAAAAAATGACCTTAAAAGGCCAATTGTGTTTGTAAATTTTTGTGGGGATATTAACTGCGTCATTTTCTTTTTTTCCTTTTCATTAGTCAAAAAAAATTTGCTCAACTAGTGCCGAGCTTAATCTTCCTTCTCGTTATTTATCCTTGCGGATGCTTTTACACCACAATGCGGACAATGGAAGGAGTAACGCTCAATACGTAACTTTTCTTCCATTGTCGCATATGTGAACCAGTTGTTGCAACTAGTACAAGTCAAATGCCAAATTATTTCTTTGACTGCATTAAACATTGTGTATATTTATTCGCCTAGTCCTAAGCAAGGAATAAGGATAGATTGTTTACAGTTATCTGGATAAGCAATCGCTGACCCAAGTATAGGCATACCAACCATACCAATAATGATAATCAAGAACGCCCAGCCTAAGCCTTTAGTTGTGCAATAGTTTTCACTCATGCTCGCCACCGTAACCACGTGAGTTGATTCCGTTGTCTCTACGGAATGCTGTCGGATTGCGTTTGGCTGTTTCAAATGTTGCTACTGTAATTGCAACTGCGGCAAGTAATAATGCATGTAACACCATGCTCATAATTCCTACCCACATGCTACCTACTATAATAGCAAATACAATACACCACATCCATGCAAGGACTTGCATAATCATATGTCGTGTGCTAAAGTCTGGAATTGCACTTAGTGGATTACGTTCGTGATCCATTACTACATTCCAACAGTTATATACCCATTCTCTCATTGATACTACCTTTCTAAATATTATCTTTGTAGGATAGTGAGCGTCTACATCATCACGATATTCAATTGCATCGTGTAGGTCATGAAACTGTTGTGATACTTTACGGTTTTTAAACCATGCTGTGACCTTATACATTGACGTTTTGCTCTCTATTGTTTGACTTACTCTACTAATATAGCACAGGGCTATTAGGTTGTCAACCTTTTTTATTGGTAGTCCCAAGGGGAGTCGAACCCCTCTTTTCGGGATGAAAACCCGATGTCCTAACCGATAGACGATGGGACCAATGGTGCCGGCACACGGACTCGAACCGCGGACCTACTGATTACAAATCAGTTGCTCTACCAACTGAGCTATGCCGGCCTTGGAGCGGGTGAGGGGAATCGAACCCCTATCATTAGCTTGGAAGGCTAAGGTCTTACCATTACACAACACCCGCTTCAGTGTTTAATATACATACTATATAGCAGGTGTTCGGCTTAGTCAATCTCTTTATGAACAAGTTTGTTAATTTCTTTACTAAATACAACATAGGAACTGGATAATATGAGAAAACGTACAAGATCAATACTAGAAGAACTTAGTAGCTTTAGACAAACTACGGATAACGATGCACTCGTACAAACTACGGGCAATAATCTTATTGAAAGTTCTATTAACTTACTCAATCGCATTGCAGAACAATACGATGCTGAAACTGCTTCGGACTTAGAAAGACGATTCATTAACAGTATACGTAGCGGAGACCCTCGCAAGTTCAAACGTGGTGTAGATAAAATTGTTGAAACACGCAACAAAAAGGATACAAGCAATGATTCTTAATGAAGGTGGAAACATATTCAAAGATCCAGAAACTAAAGAACCTGTAACACAGCGTATCAATCAAGCTGATGTTGATCCTACACTTGCATGGTTAGAAAAGATTACAGGACTACCACACAAAGATTTTAAATTAGGTAGTACAGGAATTAGAAGTACAAGTGGCGATATGGATATTGCTGTTAACCAAGACGAAGTTACCAAAGACGAAATGGTTGCTAAACTTGCGGCGTGGGTACAAAAGAATCATCCAGGAGATGATCTTAAAAAGTGGATTAGAAAGAGTGGCATCAACGTACACTTCCTAACTCCAATCAATGGCAACCCTGAAGAAGGCTATGTACAAACAGACTTGATGTTTGGCGAGCCTGAGTTCATGAAGTTCGCACTCAAAGGCAGTGGCGACAACACTCCATACAAAGGACAACATAGAATGATCCTTATTAGCAGTATTGCTAAAGCACAAGGATACAAGTTTAGTAGTGGTGCAGGATTAGTAGATAGAATTACAAATCAAACTATATCAAAGAACCCAGATGAGATTGCAAAAACATTAATGGGTGATACTGCTACTGCAAAAGATATGGATAGTGTTGAAACAATTATTGCAAAGATTAAAACAGATCCTAACTACGAAAACTTAATTAAAGACGCTAGAGATAATTTCGAAAAGAACGGACTAGAGTTACCCAAATGAGATTTAACGAAATAATAAACGAAGCAGAAGCTCGAATACAACATGCTGAAGACTTAATCTTCTTCCATGGTAGTGCAGGTGCTAAACGTGCATTGGATTCAATTGCCAGCATGGGTACAGGAGGACACACCAGTGCAACAATTAAATGGGACGGATCTCCCGCAGTCATTTTTGGCCGCGATGAAAATGGAGAGTTCATACTTACAGACAAGTCAGGCTTTGGTGCAAAAGGATACGACGGCAAATCAAAAAGTGCTGATGACCTTGAACAAATGTTCCTCAACCGTAGTGGTGGAAAGAACAGAGATAAACCAGGCTATGTAGCATTCGCAGGTAGAATGAAAGCTCTGTTTCCTATTGCAGAAAAAGCTGTTCCAATTGAACACAGAGGATTCTTTAAAGGCGACATGCTTTACTTTGATACACCAACTAACAACAAAGGCGTATTACAGTTTACTCCTAACACAGTAACTTACACAGTACAAGCAGACAGCGATGTAGGTAAGAAGATACTAGCAAGTCAGGCTGGTGTAGTTATTCACAGAGTAGTAGATGCAGAAGGTGCTGAAAGTCCTTTAAAAGATTACGACATGTTTCAAGGATCAAAGCTATTAGTGTTACCTCCAGTGGTTGCACAAACAGCTCCAGAAGTTGATCTAACTAAACTAAAAAGTTTACAAGGTATTGTTGCTAAGAATGGTCCTGCTATTGATAGTCTACTAGACACAGCTACATTACAGCAGATGCAAGTTAGTGACTTTGCACAAATACTTTATGCTTATACAAATAGTAAAGTAGATTCAGGACTAGCTAACTTAGGTAAAGACTTTGTACAATGGTTAACATCTAGTAAAGTATCTAAAAAGAAACAAGCAAAGATTATTGATTATATTAAAACGCATATGCAGGCGTTTCAGGCAATGTGGCAAACTGTTTCAGGGATAATGGAAGTCAAGGACGACATTATTACACAAATGGAAAGCAAACAAACAGACATTAAGGCATCTATCGCAGGTAAGCCAGGAGGCGAGGGCTATGTTTTAGCTAACCCAGGTGGCGATATTAAACTAGTAAACCGCTCTGAATTTAGTAAAGCTAACAGAGCAATTAAACGGGAGAGCAAAAATGAAAGCATCTGATTTTGATAGCGACTTCGCTGATATGAAAAAGGGTTTTGACCCAGCGGACGACGATAATGCAGATATGGATAAAGAATTTAAGCAAATGCCAATGATTACACAGATTGGTAAGATTTTAGATTCAAGAGGTAACCCTAATCCAGTTACACATTTAACAAGTGAAACTGGCAAGAAATACAAAGCTAGTGTTACACATGCACAAACACTTAAAATGATGTTAACAACTGATGCAGTTAAACCTGCAATCAAACGTGAGTTTACATTAGACATTGCACAAGACGAACTGTTAGGTAAAATGTTAAGTGCTAAGAGTCAAGAAGAAATGGTCAACATCTTTAAAGACAAGTACATGAAAGATGGTGGCAACACAGAACGCAGAAGTAATTACGCATAATGGAACTTAACTTTTTAACAGAACTACACGAAGCGAGGATGACTCGCAACACGTCTGATAACTCTAAATTAAGTTATACAGATTGTTGTGAGCGTCTTTACTTGATGACATTAGTATTAGAACTGTTAAGAAAGTTTTCAGAGTTCAATGGCACCGTAGCAGGATACGCAACAAAGACTACACAGAATCAAAACTATAGACAGTTTAGGATGCATGGCACTGATCTCTATAACTTAATATATTTTGTTAGTGGAGACGATGATGCGTTAATGAAACTTAAAGACTTTGAAAGTGCAAAGAAAGTTAGAGCTAGTACATTTTTACCTGTAATGGGATTAAACAGATGGCTAATAACTTTAAAAGGTACAAGCAAACTATCAGGTAGTGACATGCTTATGTCAATTGAACGTGCTTGTAAAATTACTAATACTGATTACAAAACAATTAGACGAGCAGTAACTAATTGGGATAGGCTTAGTGGCGCAGATAAAAAGAAGTGGGTAACTAAACTATTACTTGCTTCAAGAGCTAAACTTCGTAACAGTGATATTATTATGTACATTGAGGAACTAGCAAGAAAAGCTAACCTTGAAGATACTAAAGTAAAAGACAACGAGCCTACAGTAAGTATGCCAGACATGGTACCAACTACTGCACAAGACCTAGCACTATACAGATACATTGTTGGTGCAAAGAACGTAATGGGAACTAAGAAGTTTTTAGATGCGGCAAAGAAAGGTCAAAGTATGTCACCTGCATTTGTTAAAGCATATCTACCAGCAGTAGAATTGCTAGACGATATTGTTAAAGCAGGCCCAGGATACATACAAATGCTACGAGCATTGCAAAAAAGAGCTAAAAACAGCCGATAATCCACCCATTTTCCTAAAACGGATAAATAAAAGTAACCACAATACACGAGAAAAAGTGTGTGGCCATTAGAGCCGAGGGAAACCTCATTTATAACATAGGAGAAATAAAATGGCTGGAGTAGCAAGAACAACTGGACTAGGACATGCACACGCAACGTTATATAGTACAGCAAATTTAGGATTTTACGTAGTAGACGCAGGAGCTTCATTAGCAGGCGAAGGCGGAATTGGTAAAGCATTAGAACTAATTGCACAAGCAATTAACCCAATCGCAATGAACAGTGAAGGTACTGCTGGATTGTTAAACATCGTAGTTGACGACACACAGTGGGACGCGGCTTCTTTACAAGCGGCAATCAGACACTTAGGTGCGGCGGCTGGATCAGGCGACTATGACGCGACTGGTGCAACTGTAACTGCAGGTGGACAATTCATCGTAAGTGCATAATAGTACTAACGTAAATTAAAACTTAGAAAGGGCTCAGTTTTTACTGGGCCCTTTTTTTATGGCCATAAATAGATGCATGGACACATTCATCATTGAAACACTTGTAGACATAACCAATACTGGATTGAACAAGTTCAAAACTGAAGATCGTCATTTGATTAATCAACAGTCTAACTGGAATACAGCACAGCAAGTTATGAGTATGAGAGCAAACATATACTTTGATACAAAGCCCACAGTTGAAAAAAGAGATATTAAAGACTTTGGTACAGCGTTTAAGGGCAAACATAATGTATGGTCGTTTCGTTTTGATGTTGAACAAGAAGGTGCCCTAAGTGTTGATGCACTAATAGATGACTTTGATCTAATACCAGTTATACCAGGGTTAGATAGCACAATTACGATAAATAATAGTGCGTTTAGAACTAAAGATTCAGAGCGTATTAATATTATTTTTAAAGTAGTAGATAAAGACATATAGACTACCAATAAATACTATAGTAAAAAGGCACATATAACATCTCGCATATAAACACATTAGGCTAACAGAAAAGTTTACTAATCACCATTTGAGCAATGGGTTTAAAGGATAGAACATATGGCAACGCCGTTAGAAAAAAAGAACTTAGAAGCACACGTTGATTTGTGCGAACAAAGGTATATACGTTTAGAAGCACGTCTAGCCAGCGTTGAAGATAAGCTAGAACATGTTCATAGCGATATTACACATGGCAACAAAGCTATGTTTAAAGTTTTAATTGGTGCAACAGGAACTATTGTTGCAGGACTACTTAGTACTATTGTAGTCATACTAATGAACTTTACCAACTAATTACACTTCCCTACTTACATAGATAAATACACGTATGCTGATACGTGAAGTCACATCAATAGACGAAAAACAAATTTGGGCACGTTCTGGAAAGAAAGTAGTCCGCAAGTACCGTTGTACCCAAGGTCCTCGTAAAGGACGTATAGTGAAAAAGATGTCGCAATGTTTTGCGGCACCTAATATTAAAGCAAGAATTAACATGAAACGCTTACGAGCTAAGATAGGCGGCAAGATGATGCGTAAGGCTCGCAGAACTAAACGTGTTAATCCTGTTTCACGCAGAGTCCAGGCGTTAAATAAAGCAGGACGCAGAAGATGAAGGTAGCAGAGATTAAAGAAGGTGTTATCGGCATATGGGGCAAAACAAAAGGTAAGTTAGTACGTAAATACAGATGTACAAGCGGAACACGTAAAGGACGTATTGTTGCTAAGCCGGCAACTTGTAACGCAACTAAAAGAGTTTCAAGTGCGTTAAATATTAAACGTGCTAAGGCTAAGAAGGCTAGTGTAATGCAAGTCAGATCCTCTCGTACTAAACGTGCAAGTGGATTAAGTAAGAGAGTTGCTGGGGCAAATAAGCCACAGTCACAAGCAAGGTATAAAAAGCCTACAAGAAAAAAGAGTTTTAAAAAGAGATCTAAATAATGAGAGCAGACGAGTTTACAAAACCAAAACAAGAACAACAGGTTGTTGAAGTAGTTCCGGCTATTGCGGCGGCAGTTGGTAGAGTCGGTGCTTCAATGGGTACAGCGGCCGCGAAGGCTGGAATGAGAGTTGCTACTGCTGGAATGAAAGCAGGTGCTAAAGCTGGAGCCAATCTAGCTAAAGGTGCAGGTAAAGCGGCAATGAAATCAATTGGCAAGGCACAAGCTAACATATCAAAGAGCATACTTAAAAAAGGTGCCAAGTTAGCAATGCCAACACAAGGGCCAGGTGGCAAAGAACAAGAATTTGATATAGATGACGTACAAGGCGATCAAGTCATCTTAAAGAATCCAAAACCAAAAGCAGGTGAACCACAGTCGTTTGTCTATAACAAAAAAGACTTAGACGATGTAGTAAAGCAAAAAGCTGATGCAATAGCACAAATGGGTAAAAGTTAATGAAACTAAAACAAGTGCTAGAGGGATTTACAATACAAGTAAGCAATGAAGAGCAAGAGATTCTAAATAGAATGACTCATATTACTCCTCTCAATGCTTTTCCTCAGAGGGAACAATTTATTATTGAGAATTTGATTAGAAAAGCGTTGGTGACAAAAGTTGCTAACAATGGTATGACAATGGTGATCGCAAATGAACTCGAAACGTATAATTGAAGATTTAGATAGTATCATGGAAGAAGGGCTTAACAGAGTCCATGTTCCATATGCAAAGGGTAAGAGTGTTCGTATAAAGAACACAGTGATTAGACAGACGAAACAAGGATTTTTAGTGTTTGACGTAAAGACACATACAAGAGTAGCAGAAACATTTAGTAAGCGTGGAGCCATTGCCTTTGCAAAAGCTCGTGCTAAAGGATATGATGCGAAGTGTAGTGAAATACTAAATTTAGATGCAGGATTAAGCAAACATTACATGGATAGCTTGTTCCATAAGCATAGCATTGAACAAACAGACGACGAAATGCGTAAAATGGCGTTAGAAACTAGGTTTGAGATAGCAAAAGACCGTACTTTTCAATATATGGACCAAATCGACAGGTTCATCTTTAACGAAGAATGATAAATAATATTAATGTAAGGAACAACTGATATGAAACTTAACGATTTGAAAAAACCTTTGACAGCTAATGCTTTAAATGAAAGCCTAGCTAAAACTTTTGGAACAAGAATTGCTCTTGATAAATTTACTGTGGAGCAACTAGAAGATGCACGTAATAAATTACGTACACAACTAAGCCAAGTTGAAACAAGCGAACAGTTTGAAAGCGTACATTCAAGTGACACATATCAGAAAGCTAAAATGTTCCTAGACGTTATCAACCAAGAGATGCTTGAAAGAGAAGAAACTGCTAACGAAGCAAAACCAGACTTTTTAGATTTAGACAAAGACGGCGACAAGAAAGAGCCAATGAAGAAAGCCGCAAAAGAAAAAGGCGATTCAAAAGATTCAGACTCAAAAGGCTTATCAGCAAAACAAAAGAAACTTCCAGCAGGCTTACAAAAAGCTATTGCTAAGAAAACTAACGAAGATGCAGAAGAAGGCAAAATGCCATCAAAAGCACACATTATGAAAATGTGTAAAGATGGTAAGAGTGCAGAAGAAATTTGTAAAATGCATCCAGACTGTGATCCAGTAAAAATAAAAGCAATGATCAAAGACTGTAAATCAGAAATGAACGAAGCTCTTGATAAATTAATTGAAGGTGCAGAAGAAGCGGCAACTTTAGTTATGGCGGCCAAAGACATGGTAGACAGAGTTACAGGTTGGATGGAAGACACAGCAGAAATGCAAACAGAAAGTATGCTAGAACTAGGCGACAAAATTAGAGACGAGATGGGTTCAGAAGCATCTGAAACATTTATTGGAACTGTAAAACCAGCACTAGAAAATCTTTACACAGTATTTGAAACAACCAGAGAAGCATTAACAGGTGGCGTAGCTATCGTAACAGGCGAAGGCGCACCAGAGACTATGGGAACAGACATTGAGGCTCCTGCAGAGGACCCAGCTATGGAACCAACAGTTGACCAAGACGCCGATGCTGAAGCACCAGTAGATGATGAATTTGGAGCAAGTGAACCTGCAACAGGCGGAGAAGAAATTGCGGACAGAGGTAAACGAGAAAGTGTTTTACGCTCACGCAGATTAGCTCAGTTATTAACTGATTCAAAAAAAAAGGTAGTACCTCAAGCAAAAAAGTAGCTGAGGCTTCCAATTCAGACACCAAGTCTTCCTTAATAAACGTATTTAGAAATGTGATAGGTAGTGCCGATACACAAGATCAGCCTGCCTATCTTTCATTTGATGCAATGAACACTATCATGAAGAACTTAAAAAAGCCACAGTTTGATTACGATGGCTTTAAAAGAATTTATGATGAGAATCCAGAGATACAACCATTAATTAAAAACTTTGACGCTAAAGGTATTACACTTTACACAAAGAAACAAGCACCTAGCGATGCACCTAAAGGTCAAAAGACTGATGGCAAAGTAGATAAAATGGCTCAACGTGCAACATCAAAAGCAACTGCATAACAAAAACCACTTGACATCGTAGAACACTTCCTGTATACTATATAATGTATAGGAGGAAAGTATGAGTGAAGTATCTATTGTACCTAATTTAGTTTGGAAATATAATTATACCCCGGGCTTTGATGTACAAGCATTTAAAGACTACCAATCTACAGAAGCACAGCTAAACCCAACAGAAGCTGATGGTGGCCTGAGTACAGCAGGACATTTAAACCCTCCCCACGAATGGGAAAGTAACAGAGATTTTATGATGTGGTTACGCCCAAAGATTGATATAGCACTAGCTGAATGGGACGTAGACTACACAGACGTTATTGCTACAGGTAGTTGGACTAATCTACATCAAAAGAACGCACACACATTACCACATGATCATGGCAATGCAAATGTAGTAGTGTCTGCATATGTAAAAGTACCACCTAAAAGTGGTAACATACAGTTTGAACAGTTACTAAGAACTAACTGGACAGCATATTCACGTAAGCCAACTAATACAATACACGATTATTGGAAAGAAGTAAGTGTACAAACTAATGACGTTGTAATATTTCCAGGTTGGCTAACACACAAAACACAAGCAAGTAACAGTGATGAAGATAGGATCACATTTACTATTAATGTTAACGGCAGAGATAGGAGAAACATACAACTATGACCCAACGTATGGACTTAGGCACACTAATGAGTGCAAGTAATCAATGGATAATAGATATTAAATGTCCTTTCCACGAACAGTTTTTACAGCTATTTGAAAATAGCAAGTTTAGAGGTGAAGACCAAAGTAACGTTAAAACAACATTCAATGGTTACCAATATGATATTACTCCTCCTAGCTTACCTGCATGGGGCGGCAAAGTTGTAAGGTCAGATAAGATGAATGCTGATACACCTGAACAACAAGGCTTTCCAAGTAGTAAACTTCTTAAAGAAACAAGATTCGAACCATCAGTACAATCAAACTTTCCACCTATAGACAAAGAAAAGTTTGATAACATTGATTGGAAACACCTAATGGAATGGGTAATGAAAGTTGTTAGACGCAACGGCGTTCCTGTTAAAACTATTAAAGTAAGTAAGACTTGGTGTGTTGATTACAATGATGGAGGCTACCAAGCAATACACAATCACGGAAGTGCATGTATTAGTATGGTAATGGCTATGGACGACACTCCTGTTAACGATAGTGACCATAAGACTATGTCACCTGACAACGGTATGCTTTACACACTAATGCCTAATCCAGATGGCACACAAGAATACAATCAATTTGCACCTTACCCAGGCAGAACAATTCTTATGGACGGCAGAGTGTGGCACGGAGTTTATCCTTGCAAAGCACCAAGACGCACTTGGGTAGTTGACTTTGACTTTGAATACTTTGCACCAGACGAGGAGTTTGATCCTAATGAGTGAAACATGTGAAACATGTCGTATTGCAGTAGGCAAGGACGGCATTGAAATAGATGCAAGCCAAGGTGACTTAGCCGTAGAAGCACTAGTACTAACTGTGATAGTGTTTGTGATAGCTATATTATATGTAGGCAAGAAAGCCGTAGATAAGAAATTTAAGTAATGGATACAGTATACACAGGATACAACCAAGCAATAATTGAAACTCACTATGACGGATGGAAAGTTGTACACCAACAGGCAAATAAAAATGTTATAGAAGTTAAAGAATATCCTAGACGAATACAAAGCACGATTGACCCTATGTGTTTTGTAGGTATGGAAAACTGGGTTAGAGACAAAATGAATGAACATGACATACCCGTAAAGAAAGTAACAGTAGACGAAAGCTGGTTGCACAATTATAAACCATACGAGTATCAAAGTGTACACAATCATACAGGCAAACCTAATCTAGTTAGTTTAGTAATGTATGCACAAGATTTAGAATTAGATCTACCAAACGATAATTCAGGTTCGTTATACACGATTATCGCAGAACGAGATCTTACCCTTAGTATTAATGAAATAGTACCTACACCAGGTAAGACAGTACTAATGACAGGCAACGTTAATCATGGAACATATCCTTATCACAACATAAGGAGTGCATTGGTTATCAATTTTGTAACAGAATGGCTAGAGCCAGAGGAAGAAACTAAATGAGTTTAATAACTGAACAATACCCTTATAAAGAATTAAAAAGAGAAAGCGTAAACGGTAAACGTTTGTACGCTTGTCCAGATGGCAACCATGTAGCAAGTGTTACAACAATCCTTAGTAAAACGAAGGATATGACGCATTTAAACGCATGGCGTAAACGTGTTGGAGAAAAGAAAGCACAGGAGATTGTAACTGAGGCCGCTAGTGTTGGTACACGTATGCACAAGTTTTTAGAAGATTATATCTTAGATGGTGAATGGCCACAACCAGGCAGTAACCCTTACAGTCAACAAGCAAACAAGATGGGTGAACAAATCCGTGATAATGCTATGGTTGATGTAGATGCTATATGGGGTACAGAAGTGATGCTTTATCACCCTCAAATCTACGCAGGAACGACTGATCTCGTAGGAACATACAAAGGCCAGCCCTGTATTATGGACTTTAAGCAATCTAACAAGCCTAAGAAGAAAGAATGGATTGAAGATTACTATTTGCAGTTAACAGCCTATGCCCTAGCACATAACGAAATATACGGCACAGACATCAAAGAAGGGCATGTATTTGTATGCTGTCGCGACTTAACGTATCAGCAGTTTGATCTATGGCCAGACGAATTTAAAGAGTGGGAATCTAAGTGGTGGGACCGTGTGTATCAATATTATGACTCCATGAAGTGATAAATACTTGTAGCAAATTAGGAGAAATATAGTGGCGATTGTACAAATTTCACGTATACAGGTTAGACGCGGACAGAAGAATGCAGGTACTGGCATACCGCAATTAGCTGGCGGTGAGTTTGGTTGGGCTGTAGATGCTAGAGAACTTTACATTGGTAACGGTTCTGTATCAGAAGGTGCACCAGCAGTAGGTAATACAAAGATTATTACTCAACATGATAACTTGTTTACTTTCGCGGACACATACAAATATAAAGCAACTGATGATACATTACAAACAGGTGCTACTGCTACGACTCCAGTTACTAGAACACTACAAGACAGACTAGACGAAACAGTAAATGTATTGTCGTTTGGTGCATTAGGTGATGGATCAGATCAAACAGTAATTCTACAAAGAGCTATTGATCAGTTATATCTAAACAACGCATCAAAAGGAAGTGTTGCAAGTAGAGTAACATTATACTTTCCAGCAGGTAATTACACATTATCAAATAGTTTAAAAATTCCACCACATGCTACACTAGTTGGTGAAGGCAGTGAAAGAACAATTATTACACAGACTGGTGCATATCCAATTATGGAAACTGTTAATAGCACAAGTACTCCAGGTACATATGCCAGTGATGCAACTAGCTCATTTAATAATCAAGCACAAGACATTAAGATGTCAGGCTTTACATTAGTACAACAAACTGTTAACACAGGACTATCGTTAACTAGTTGTAGAAACAGTATGTTTGAAGACATTGCTATCAAAGGAACTTGGACGTCAGGTACAGTAGCAACAGCAACACAAGTTGGTATACTTTTAAACAGTTTATCAACAGCAGTAAGTTCAAACAATAATACGTTTACTAACTGTAGTATGCAAGGACATACATACGGTGTGTTTAGTGACTTTGATATTAAAGAAAATACATTTAGTAACACAACATTCCAAACTTTAGACAGAGGTGTAGTGTTTGGACAAGGAACTACTATTGGTGCTCAAGGACAATTAACAGGTCCACAGAACAATACAGTTACTAACAGCACATTTACAGACATTGACGAATACGGTATATTTGTTAACAAGGGCAACTACAATAGAAGCTCACATAACTCATTTACTAGTGTTGGTAACAATGGTGGAGCAAATTCAAATGCTTCATTTGCTATCATTAAGTTTACAGACGGTACTGCATTAACTAATAGCAGTGACGGTGACTTCTTTGATAGAACAGCAGATTTGACATACAATCAAACATTAATTTCAGGCTACAAATATGTACCAGAAGTTGAAGGACCAGGATTATTTAAAAATGACTTTTCATATAGAATTCCTGTAGCACAACAAAACACATTTGTAAGAGTATTAAAGTGTAGTGGCGAAGTTAGTAAGAATGTACAAATTGCTTATGTATACAAGTCAACAGCCGTTAACGCAATTAGAGAAGGTGTACTTAACATTTTTGTTAACCTTGCAGACGGTACTACACAAACAACAGACGAGTTTACATTTTTAGGAACTGATGCTTACAGACCTAATTTAGAATTTCAGACAGCGTTAGCTGATGAGGATGGAGATGCAACTAACGAAACAATAGTTGTGCAGATGAAGAATACAACAACTAGTGATACAGGATCAATATCCTTTAACGTTACGTATAAGACTTAATGCAAGAATTAAATTTTGAGAGCAGGCTCTTTGACTGGTCTAGATTTAGAAAGAAACTAGAAACAAGTAATAAGCCCTTCCAGGATGCAATCTCCTACTACGATCGACACGAACGCTGTAAATTAAGCATTGATCCTTGGGATCGTACAACATGGCCTGGACCATGGGAGATATTACTCCAAAATAAAATTTGTGACTTGACACATAGCTTGGCTGTGTGTTATACTTTACAATTAACTGATAGGTTTTCCCAGAGTGATTTTGAGATACATATCAGTACAGATAGAACAAGTGAGGTATTTTTTTATCCTGTATTCGTAGATAACCATGTATTGTGTTATGAGTTTGATGAGGTTTGCCAAAGAGCAGATTTACCAACAGAATTTATATCACAACGCATATATCGAATGCCCCGGCTACAATAAATACACTTACATTAAAATATTAAAGATTAAAGATTAGGAGATAGAGAATGACAAACGGCTTGGGAATCCAAATCCAAAAAAGAGATGGGTCAAGTGTACCACTAGACATCGATAAAATACACTTTGTGGTAGAAGAAGCATGTGAAGGACTAGCAGGAGTTAGTTCTAGTCAAATTGAAATGAGTGCAAACATTCAGTTTTATGACAACATGAGTACAGCAGAAATTCAAGAAATCTTAGTTAAGAGTGCGAACGATTTAATTACATTAGAAAATCCAAACTATCAGTTTGTTGCGGCACGTTTACTATTATACCCAATCTACAAAGAGTCATTTGGTCAATACAATCCTATTCCTTTAATCGATGTAATCAAACGTAATATTGACCGTGGTGTGTATGATAGTGCTATACTAGAAAAATACACAGAAGACGAACTTTCAACCTTAAACAAATACATTAAGCATAAACGTGATGAGAACTTTACGTATGCAGGACTTCGTCAAGTAGTTGACAAGTACCTTGTACAAGATAGAAGTAGTGGCGACATTTATGAATCTCCACAAATGATGTACATGATGATTGCGGCAACTCTATTTGCAGAATATCCTGCACAGTCACGTATGCAATATGTAAGGAGATATTACGATGCGACCTCCCTTTTTAAAATCAATATCCCGACGCCCGTTATGGCCGGCGTCCGCACACCTCTTAGACAATTTGCTTCTTGCGTACTTGTTGATAGCGATGATACCCTTAATTCCATTTTTAGTTCTGATATGGCTATTGGGCGTTATACCGCACAAAGAGCAGGAATAGGAATTAACGCAGGACGTATTAGAGCAGTAAACAGTAAAATTAGAGGTGGAGAAGTAGCACACACAGGTGTTGTCCCGTTCTTAAAAAAGTTTGAAGCAACAGTACGTTGTTGTACACAGAATGGTGTACGTGGTGGTAGTGCAACTACACACTTCCCAATATGGCATTACGAAATTGAAGACATCCTTGTGCTAAAGAATAACAAAGGTACAGAGGATAACAGAGTACGTAAGTTAGATTATTCAATTCAACTTAATAAATTAATGTATGAAAGATTATTATCCGGCGGCGACATAACTTTATTCTCGCCACACGAAGTGCCAGACTTATACGAAGCATTTTATTCAGACCAAGATAAGTTTGCAGAGTTGTATACAAAATATGAACGTAATAAATCATTACGTACTAAAACTATTTCGGCAATGGATTTATTTTCTGCGTTGATCAAAGAACGTGCAGAAACAGGACGTATCTATATTATGAACGTTGACCATGCTAACACTCACAGTTCATTTAAAGATACAGTATACATGAGTAACTTGTGTCAAGAGATTACATTACCAACTAAGCCACTACAACACATTGATGATCCAGAAGGTGAAATTGCATTGTGTATTCTTAGTGCTATTAACGTAGGTAAACTTAATAACTTAGACGAACTAGAAGACTTATGTGATATGGCAGTAAGAGCATTAGATGAAATTATTGAATATCAACACTATCCAATTTTAGCCGCAGAGAAAAGTACTAAAGCAAGACGTAGCTTAGGTGTAGGTTACATTGGACTAGCACATTACCTAGCTAAGAATCAAGTTAAGTATAGCGACAAGAAAGCATTAACAAAAGTACACGAACTATCAGAAGCATTTCAATACTATTTGCTAAAAGCATCAAACAACTTAGCTGTAGAAAAAGGCAAGTGTGAGTATTTTGACCGTACTAAATATAGCGATGGAGTACTACCCATTGACACGTATAAGAAGGAGTTAGATGACGTATGTTCAATAACATTAAAATATGATTGGGAAACTCTTAGAACAGCCATTGTTAAAGACGGGTTACGGCACTCAACGTTGTCCGCACAAATGCCTTCAGAGAGCAGTTCCATTGTGTCGAACGCTACCAACGGAGTCGAACCACCTAGAGGGTTCTTGTCCATTAAGAAGTCGAAGAAAGGGCCTCTTAAACAGATTGTTCCGCAATATACTACACTAAAGAATCACTATACTTTATTATGGGATATGCCAAGCAACGAAGGGTATATCAACATAGTAGCAGTAATGCAAAAGTTTTTTGATCAGGGTATTTCAGGTAACTGGAGTTACAACCCTACACACTTTGAAAACAACGAAGTGCCAATGAGTGTGATGTTACAAGACATGTTAACAACATACAAATTAGGTTGGAAAACAGCATACTATCAAAACACTTATGACTTCAAGTCTGATCCTAGCGAGGAAGAAGTTGAAGAAGCTAAGTTAGAAAGCCCACTTAACGGCTTTGAACCACAGATTGGACGTGCGGAATTTAACGGCACAGACGATGAGTATGAAGAATATTGCGATAGTTGTGCAATATAAATAAAGTACTTGACAAATAGACAAGACTAGTGTATATTATAAATACGCTATTAGAGGATAAAGAGAAACATGGCAAAGACAGTATTTAATCGTGAACAAATAGACTTCACAAAACAACATATGTTCTTCGGAGCAGACCAAAACACACAGAGATACGATACATTTCGCTTCCCTGTATTTGATAAACTTAACCAAACAATGCTTGGTTACTTTTGGCGTCCTGAGGAAGTGTCGTTACAAAAAGATAGAGCTGACTTCCAGAACTTTCGTCCAGAAGAAAAACATATTTTTACAAGTAACCTAAAGTACCAAACACTATTAGATAGTGTACAAGGAAGAGGACCATGTCTTGCTTTCTTGCCTCATGTGTCTTTACCAGAACTAGAAGGTTGTATTGTTACTTGGGACTTCTTTGAAACTATTCACTCACGTAGTTATACACACATTATGAAGAATGTATATCCTAACCCAAGTGAAGTATTAGATCATATTTTAAATGACGATGAAATTATTAAACGTGCAATTAGTGTAACTAAAAACTATGATGCGTTTACAGGTGCGGCAGACGCATTCATTCATCGCAAAGAAGGAACCATGCGTGACGTTAAGAAAAAAATGTTCCTTGCTATGATGAACGTAAACATCTTAGAAGGCTTACGTTTTTATGTTTCGTTTGCATGTACATTTGCATTTGGTGAGCTAAAGAAAATGGAAGGCTCAGCAAAGATTATTAGTCTTATTGCTCGTGATGAAAGTCAACACCTTGCACTAAGTTCACACGTTCTTAAGAATTGGATGCGTGGCGATGACGATCCAGAGATGGCTAAGATTGCAAAAGAGTGTGAAGCAGAAGTTTATGAAATGTGGAAAGCATGTGTTAACGAAGAAAAAGCATGGGCTAAACATTTAATGAAAGACGGATCAATTATTGGTCTGAACGAAAGACTGTTAGGCGATTACGTAGAGTACATTGCTAACCGTAGGCTAAAAGCATTAGGATACTCAACTATCTTTGATGCATCATCAACCCAAAACCCGCTACCGTGGACACAACATTGGCTATCTAGCTCAGGCTTGCAAGTTGCACCTCAAGAGACAGAAGTTGAAAGTTATATCATCGGTGGGATTAAACAAGACGTGTCAACAGACAGTCTAAAAGGATTTAAACTATAATGCAAAAGGCAGACAACAACACAACAGTAGTATATTCAAAACCGAATTGTAGCTATTGTGTAAAAGCAAAACATCTATTAAAAAACAAAGGCGTAGAATTTATTGAAATGATTATTGGTTCAGATATTTCTCCACAACAGTTGATGGAAGAATTTGAAGTAAACAAACTTCCGATGCCACGAACTGCTCCACAGATTATATTCAAGGGTAAGTATATGGGTGGGTATCACGAATTAGAAAAACACTTTAATGAATCTGGAGAATAATATATGTTAATCGAAGCACCTTATAAAAAAGACGACATTGTCACTATTAAACTTATGTCAGGCGAAGAGCTTGTAGGTAAGTTTGAAAAAGAAGATGATAAACAAATTCAACTTCATCACCCGTTGACACTAGTTGCTAGTGAGAAAGGCATTGGGTTACAACAGTTCTTGTTTACAGCAGAAGTAAATAGAAGCTATACTGTTAAGCATACTGCTATTTCTTTATGTGTACCTACTGCAAAACAGTTTGCTGACGCATATCAAAAGCAAACATCACCAATCATTAAAGCACCTGCAGGATTAGCCGACATCATTAAATAGCAGATAAATACTTTGTAAGAGGAGTATTAATATGCCAGAAATGATTTATAGACGTATTCAAGACAATGGTAGCGTTGTTAACTTCAATGTTGACAAAGAAGGTACACCATTTATTATTGTTACATATCTAGGAAAAGAAACAAGAGTTCACGGTCCACAAGCCGCACTTGATAAAAAGTTTGCGGGTGGAACACCTAAGTATGTTGATGACACAGTTGATGCCAAAGCAGTAAAACTTGAAACAGCCTGTGATGCTACAATGGCAACTGCAACAGATGCCTGTGCAGTTATGGGTAGTATTGGATCGTTAGCATCTGATGTTGAAACAGCTATATCAGCCGCTGAAACAGAAGAAAAAATTAACGAGTTACTAACTGAGTCTATGGATGTGGCAGGCGAAGCAACTGAAAAGATATCTGAAATCAATACTAACATTACAGATGCAACAGCTAAGACAGAAGAAGTTAATGCTCTCATCGAACGTTTAGAAGCAATAGAACTTGACGACGATACTCCAGACCCGCAACTTTACACAGTAGCAAGAGAAGAATTAGAAACTGCCTTAGACAACTATATTAATGGAGTGTCTGAGACAATGAACGATCTAAATGAAGTACTAGGCGATGAAGCAACAGACGTTGGTCAAGAGATTAACGATGCGTGTGCAGTAGTATCAGAAAACATTGGAGCATGTCAAGGCGAGCTAAGTGCAATGGTTGCCGCAGTATCAACAGGTAACTGTAAAGGAATAACAAAAGCACTACAGAATACAAAGTTTACACCTAGTGGACAAGCAGGTGAGATTAAAGAGAAAATGAAAAGCGATGTTCCAGCACAAACAAGAACTATACAATCAAATGGTACTATTGTTAACTGGAATATTGATAAGAAGAAACCATTCAGAGATGTTATGCACCAAGGTAAGCTAACAAGAGTTTATGCTACAACAGAACAACTAGACAAAGCATTTCCTGAATCAATATTGGTAGCAGTATAATGCCTGAAATACCTAAAGTACAGTTAAAAGCTAATAGTCAACTTGTTAACTTTAATGTTAATACTAAGTTGAATAGTACTATTAAAAATATAAATGGCGTAGACACAGAAGTGTTTGGTGACCCTTCAATGATTGCTGAACGCTTTCCTGATATACCAGAAGCGGCTGTGGAAGGCTTTGAGATACCTGATCCAACAGCAGACTTACCTGTAATACCATCTTCGCCAGGAGCCCTTATACCAGATTCAATTAAAGACGCTACTGCTAACAAATTAGAACTAGCTAAACAATCAACAGCAAGTGCAAGTGCTAAGATAGGTAGTTTGTTTACTAGCTTTGCTGGTTTAGATACAAGAAAGATATCTGAACTTGCATCATTAGGAGAACTAGAAGCAAAGATTCATAACGCTAAAGTATTACTTGGTGATGTTGATGCAACATCAGAACCTAAGTCAGCTAAGCCAAGCGACAAGCCTGCTAAGTCATTACAGGTACAAGAGGGTGGCGGCATTGTTAACTTTAATGTTAATAAGAAACTTCCGTACAAAGATGTTATGTATGATTACATGAGCGAAGGTTTAAAACTGTACAGAATATACGGTACACAAGCACAACTAGATTCACAATTTCCAACAGGGTCAGCATAGATGGGACAACCAATAGCAAGAATTGGCGACAGGACACAAGGTACTTGTTATCATCCTAGTCATCCACCTTTAGACATTGGTGGTACTATTATAACAGGTAGTCCAAACGTGTTCACTAACAACATTCCTACAGCAAGACTAGGAGACCTAGTTGAAACTGACTGTGGACACATAGGTAAAATTATAACAGGATCAACAGTTGACATTACTAATGAATTGCTTACAGCAAGGATTGGAGATGTAATTGATACAGATGCTCCTTACAAAGCAGTTATTGTTACAGGTAGTACAGATGTATCAGGCGATCCACAAGCAACAGCAGAAGAACAAGCGAACGCAATAGGCAACGTAGTTGCACAAGCAATGGGCTTTGAAAAGGTTACACTTGATCCAGTAGAAGCCGCAGACATTATTATTGGTCGTAAGATTGAAAGAGATAACGGAGTTGATCCGGATACAACAGAAGCAGTAGAATATGGCGATGGTGGTATTCCAACTGCTAGACGTGGTAATGAAAGTCCTGTACTTACAGGTGGATCATCTGGAGTAACAAACACAGCAGGACCACAACCAGCTCCAGCAAGTGCGGCAGTAGTAAATGCTCCGGCTGATGCGGCAGTAGAAGAAGTTCCAAGTAAACAACCATCAAACGCAGACGGACAATTTGTTAAATGGTTGCCACACGTTGACAGTAGAGTGAAACCACAAGTTGTAACAGGATTAGAAAGAGTATCTAGAGAGATGGGTTTCCAATTAGTTTGTACTAGTGGATACAGAAGTCCAGCATACAATTCAAAAGTAGGTGGATCTAAAAAGAGTCAACACATGTTAGGCAACGCTGTCGACATTGTTCAAACAGGACTAACAACAGCACAACGTCAACAGTTCATTCAAGCGGCTATTGACGCAGGGTTTACTGCAATTGGCATATACAATACATTCACGCACATTGACATTAGAGGTGCAAAAGTGGCTTGGGGTGCTAATGGAAGTAGAACAGGCCTACCAAAATATCCATGGGCACAACAGATACTAGGTGCCAACGGATACGCCACTCGTTAACTCACTTTTACTAATAATGCACTCAAAGATAGCATAAATAAGTGCTGAAGACTCTCCCGGAGTCTTTTTATTTGTAATATAGATAAGGATATAATAAAATAAGATGAAAAAAGTAACGATGGTGTTAGCCGTCTTGTTCGCAACTCTTGCGACAGGAACCTTGGCTGACGATGCAGGTCTCGAAAATAGAGTAAAGGCCCTTGAAAGTAGTATGCCAAATCTACCCGCTGGACTTTATGTCAACGGTGAGATTGAAGGTATATATGACGATAAAACTTATGACTCTGGTTGGGACTCACGTGCTGAATTGCAAGTTGGTATTAGCCAAGACTTAGATATTGACAAGAACATGCTTAACCTTAACTGGGTTGGTGCAACTATGACGTATGATAGTGATTATGCGTTAGATAGTACTCTTGACAATACTATTGTTGAAAAGCAATTAGGTTTTGGTAATAACTTTGCAACAATCTATGTTGGTGAAACTGATGCACAACGCATTGGCTTTGCAAAAACATCAAAGATTGGAGCACCAATTATCATTACTGAATCAAGTAGTAGGTTGGATCATAACGAAAAGACTGTTTTAGTGTTAGGCGGATTTGAAAAAGAAACTGAATTCGAATTTGACGCATACAGACTTAAAAGAGAAAAGCCATGGGGTGTTGTAGTTGGTTACGATAACAACGAAGACTCATTGTATGCAAGTGCAACAGTTAGCTTATTAGGTTTAGCTGATGTATCATACATGATCATTGACACAACTGCGGCAGGTTCAGCAAGTTACACAACAGACACTCGTCAAGAAGGATACGCTATTGGCGGAACACTTCGTAGATGGGATATCCCAATGCAATGGGGTGTTGAGTTGTGGGACGACAAAGACACAGGTCTTGCAAGTGATGACAGAATCGATATGGGTGTAATGTATAATGTTACTCCAGCAACTTATGTCACTGCTCATAGAACTATGAATGATGACTTAGGTTACGATGGTAACTATTACGGTGTTGTTCATAACGTGTATGCTAACTATGATGCTGGCAAACGTTCTGATAAGCAAGATGGATTAGAGATTGGTTTATATCTACACGATAAGAGTGGAACATCAACTATCACTGGTGCAGATTATGCTGATACAACATCAATCCTGGGATCTGTGAAATATAAATTCTAAACCACATTTAACACGCCTTAAATGCTATGATAGTAAATAAAAGCGTGTTAAACACAATAGGAGATAATTATGTCACAACATCACGAAGCGATTAAAGCGGCAATGGAATCATACTTAGCTGAAAGCGAGTCTTTCGAAACTAAGGGTGTTAAAGCGTCCGCGGCGAGAGCAAGAAAAGCACTAGGCGAACTTGGTAAACTTACTAAGGCAAGACGTGCTGAAATTCAGGAAAAAAAGAACTCAATGTAGTTTATAATATAGCACGGCCTATGAAAGGGTCGTGCTATTTTTTTGGCTTAATTTTGACGTAAAGCTATAAATACACTATACAACAATAGCAATACTTAACATTGTTATATTAAGGAAATAATAAACTTATGAGCGATAGAATACATGGCATTCTAAAGTGGTTTGATGCGAAAAAAGGTTACGGATTTATTACTCCGGAATCAGGTGGGCAAGATGTGTTTGTACATGTCAGTGCTTTTAATGCCGCATCGATTACTAATATCCAAAACAAAATGATGCTTGAATTTGAAATGGTTGATAACCGTGGACGAATGATAGCTGGCAACTTAGCAATACCCGACAGTTTCAATAGATAATTAACGTGAGGCTTGTTTAGCCTTTAACGCCGCTCTCTTCTTCTCAGCTTCAATTGCTTGTCTAACTTTTCTTCCCCAAGGTAGTTTAATTGTTTCTATAATTGCTTTACCTTTTTTACTGATATACTCAACACCAATAAACATATCTTTGAAATCGCTTTGTACTGATTTCACTGCTCTTGTTAGACTTAATTGTTCTGTATCTTTCTCATCACCTGCTTCATTCCAAAAATGGAACTTTCTCATTTTAGCCATAAAGACCTTTCTTTTAGTTTCTACTTATTAAATATAAACATGAAGTGTACTAAAGGCGACTTAGCCCAAATCATATATTCAGTACGTCCTGAGAATATTGGACGAATTGTCAAATGCGTAGAGTATATTGGTAAATTCAAACAAGGAGAACAGTTTGAGTTTAGAGGTATGCCTTGCCAATGTCCTGTTACAGACCACTATTGGTGGATTGAAGCAGAAGACCTATCAAGTTTATTTGGACCTAGCCCAAGAGCATATATTGCCGACAGTTGGTTAGAACCTTTAAAGAATCCAAATCAAAAATCTAAAGAAAAAGAAAAAATACCGGTTGACATAGCCGCATAATGAGTGTATAAATATAGCTGTAACGTTGAAGCAATTCAAACGCTATACAGGACTCGGGGGCAGTACCCGACGCCTCCACCATAAACACATGAGAGTAGATACACCTGCTTTTCTGTGTATAGGACAAGACCTCGAAAGGGTGCAAGTCGTGTGTTTATGATGGGGGCGAACTAGGATCGACTGGTAGTTAATAGAGTTAGTGGAGTTTCCCGGATCTAAGCACGGTTATCGCGAAGAAAACTATAGACGCAAACGAAAACTTTGCTCTTGCGGCCTAGTAATTAACTAGGTTACGGGGTTGGCAACTTACCTGGCAACAGAAAAGTTGCGTTTTTTACTATTGGGGGCAATGTGAAAGAACCAGGGCAAACAACACAAGATGCTATTAAAGATCTAAGGATGGTTATAATATCTTTAGGAATAACATTCTCAGTACTAACATTCCTTGAACCTAAAGATCCAGAGACAGTAGCTTTTTTAGTTGGCCCTCCTAGCTACATAATACTCCGTTGGTTACAGTTACAAAATATTATCTCATAGACACAGCCTATTAGACTTTGTGTTTTTTCTGTGCTATAATAATTTAAATATAGCATAAGGAGATATCATGCCACCACGTAATCATAAGAGTTGGTTAGCACAACCAAACGTAGAATCAATCAGCAGTTCAGCATATAACGATCCAGAAGTATTTGCACAAGAGCAAGAACGTATCTTTTCAAAGGTATGGGTGCCAATGTGTCATATCTCAGAGATGTATAACAAACTAGACTACCGAACAACACAGATAGCAGGTGTTAATGTTATTGCATACAACACAGGCGATGGTGTTCGAGCATATCGTAACTATGGCAGTTGGGCACCTAGTGGTACGCTAGGAGCACCTATTGTAACTGTTGAACCACAGTTGCATTGTGAAGTAAAGCACGGAGGTATGGTATGGGTAACACTAGATCCTAATCCAACGCAAAGTGTAGAACAATGGACAGCAGGTGCATTTGATTGTATCGCTGATGCTATTGACACAGAAGAAATGGAAGTGTTTCATTATCATAAGGCAGTAATAAATACCAACTACAAGTTATGGCATGATACTAACAGTGAATTCTATCACGACTTCATGCACTACTTTAATAGAGTAAGTGGATTCAACGATGAGTACTTCGCACGTAAAAATTTACCTTTTGATAATGGGCATGTTAACGTGTCTAGTTTTACTGTCAACTATGAGGAGTACGAGGGCTTTGAAGATAGAGGAGAGTTATCATTTCCAAACTTGCCGCCCAATCAATGGTACATGGTCGATTTGTTCCCCGGCTTCAACTTTAACCTTCGAGGCTCCGCCTACCGTAGTGATTCAGTTACTCCCCTAAGTTGTAACAAAGTTCTTATTGAGTTTAGAGGTTACGGACTACGCAAAGATACACCCAAAGAAAGACTAACACGTATCAAACATCACAACAGTATATGGGGACCGTTCGGACGTAACCTACACGAAGACCTAATTGGTGTAGCAGGACAAGGAACAACAATGCGTGAAGGCACAGAAGCACGTAACATACTTCATGGTAGACATGAAAATGGAACTATACATGATGAAGTAGGTATGCGTCATTACTATTCAGAATGGGGCAAGTATTTGGATGTTGACCCGTATCAGTAAATTGGCAAACTAACTCTTGACATAATGTTAACTCTGCGTTACAATAGTAGTATTAAAGTAAAGTAGAGGTAACATTATTATGACTATGAGTTTGGTACGTGGAATGACTTCCCTTAATACTAAGAAACGTAAAGCTACCAAGATGACTAAAGGCAGGCTCGAACGTCTTGTCAAAGAGCATCGTGAACATAATAAGTCCATGAAACGTATTCATGCACACAGTAATATAATGACATTTGATGAATATGTTGAATACGTAAGTGGTAACTTTAAACCCAAAACAAAAACATCTACTAAGGCATGGACTTGGGAAGGTCCAAAAGTACGTGAAACAGAACACATTCCTAGTCGTGTTACTAAGGATAGTTTCGCTCCAGCAACCAAAAAAGAATCTATGCAATACACAGGTGAACGTAAACTTGTAGGTATTGCTATGATGCATAAAAGTAACTTGGTTCCTGTGTTTGCAGATGACGATGACAAAACAGGATCAAAACAAGCAACTGAAATCGCACAGATGAGGAGAAATTAACATGCTCGAAATAATTGGTTTTGCATTTGTAATTCGATTATTGAACGCACAAGATTTGTTAATGATTTGTGTGTCAGGCTGTAGCTAAACATTTTGGTAAACAAAAGGTTGACCATTTGAATTAATGGTGCTATAGTATAAACATAATTAACAAATAGGCAAAATAGGAGGCTTATAATGAAGGCGATAATGAAACTAGCAATGGCAGGTACTATTGTATCCATGTTGGGTGCTTGTTCAAGTATGACAACCATTGCAGAAAGAGACACGTATGCACAACCTAAGTGGTATGCATCATGTGCCCAAGCAGGAACCGAAGGTTGGTTCTGGTGGAAAGAAGAGTATGCATATGCATGTGGGGCAGGAGAAAGTATTTTCCAACAAGCCGCAGAAGAGCAGATGTATGCTATTGCAATGAATAACTTTGCAAAACGTATTAATGGTAGAGTGAATAGTGAAACAACTATGAATTTTACAAATGATACTAAAGATACAAACACATTTATTTCGTACAAGGTAAATGATACGGCAATTACACAACACCTTGAAGAAGAAAGATCAACGTTTGTATATGCAGGTAAACAGTACACCTTTGTAAAACTAAGAATGCCAAAGGCAGTATTTGATTCACTCGTAGCACAATCAAAGAGTCAGTAACATGAGAATACTCCTGTTGCTTGGCCTAATCCTCGGAGTGTCGGCTTGTAGCACGACACCTCCTATAGGTAAAACTCAGATGCAGTATTGTGAAACAGATCAAGTCATTAAAAAATCTAATGATAAAACTGTTAGTAGTGAAACAACATTGACATGTTCAGACAGCCCAGTGAAGAAGTTAATTCCTCCCAAGATGGGGTTAGGAACAAACTGTAGAGAACACTGGTATTCCGTTAATATTAATGGCAAGATGGTTGAAAGAAAAGGCTATGCTTGTTTATTCAAAGGAAAAGATTATGAGAGCTCTCGTTGGTATATTGTTGATAGCCCTTACTAGTGCATGTAGCACAACTGGCTCTGACGTAACAACATCACAAACATCTAATGCAAGTGTACAGTCAACATATCAGCCTAATAACGGATATGTTAATATATTAGTAAACGTTACTAAATGGCATTGGTATAGACTTCCAACTGAAGACCGTATGAAACAAGAACGAGCATTGTTCTTTGCACTAGATAACTCTGAAAACGGACAAACAACTAGTTGGTATAACAATACTACAGGAACAAATGGTGTAGTACAAATATTATCTACATTCCCACAAGGGTCAGGTTATTGTAGAACTGTAGTAACACGTTTACACTACAAAAGTAAAGAACGAATCTTCAAAGAAATTGCTTGTAAAGAATCAGGACACCCAGGTTGGCGGTTTCAAACTTAAATAGTAACTTAATTAACAATAAAAAGGCAGGTAAATAGTGTATACAAAAGGAAACCATATGTTAATAGGAATACTAACTTTTTTATCTGCTATATCTATATCAGCAGTTGCAATATATTACTCCATAGCAGGACTAGTGGCTATCTTTGCCGCGGCCGCTATACCCATTATGATTATGGGCGGTGTACTTGAAGTTGGTAAACTTGTTACCGCAGTATGGTTACACAGGTATTGGCAACAGGCAACATGGTGGCTTAAAACTTACCTAAGTGTGGCTGTGGTTGTACTCATGTTTATTACAAGTATGGGTATTTTTGGTTTCTTAAGTAAAGCTCACATCGAACAAACAAGTGCAGGCGAAGAAAGCATTGCAAAAGTTGAACAAATTGAAAATGAGATTGTAAGACTTAATGCAGTTATTGATAGAGCTGATGGCAAAATTAAAGCATTAGAAACTAGTGGTTCAGGTAGTGATGCTAATATACAAGCACAGATTGATAAAGAACAGGATCGTATCGACAAAGCATTTGATCGTATCAAACCTGCTATCGAGCAACAGAACAAAATTATTGACGATGCTAGAGGTACTGACTCAGCACGTACTAAACCTTATGAAGAACAACTTGCAACTATTAGTGCAGAAGTCCTTCGTTTAGAAGCTAGTGCAAGAGAGTACGAAGATAAGATTGCATCACTAGAACAAGACACAAGTGCAGTACAACCATTATTAGATAGTATTGATACTATTGAATCAGAAATTATTCGTGTTACTAATCAACTACAGTCAACAGAACAAAGCGAAGTAAGAGCAGGCCAGGCTATCATTGGCGTAAGTAGTGATGGACTATTTGGTGGCAACACTCGTTCAGCTCTTGCTAAATGGGTCAAAGCTCAACGTGACAGAATTACACAAATACAAAATGATGTATCTCAACTACGTACTGATGCTAAGAAAACTGTTGACATGGAACGTTTCCGTTTAGGTAAAGTAATCACAGATATTCGCACAGTACAGATACCAGCATTGAAAGAACGTGAACTTGTAATGCTAGGTAAGATTGACGAAGTACGTCAAACTGAATCACCTGCTATTGCAGTAGCAAGAGATGAAATACAAAGACTACGTGAGAGTGCAGAGGCACAGGTAGTTAACAGCCAAGCATTAATTGAACGCCTACGTGGCCAACTAGCTGACACAAGTAATGCAGACGACATAGATACGGCTGTAGACGAACAACTACTAAAAATTAAAAATGCTGAAAAAGAATTAGATATTATTATTGAAGAAAAGTATGCACTAGAAGGCGAGTACCGTCAACTAGAAGCTGAAGTAGGACCTATCAAATACATTGCTGAATTTGTTTATGGCGAAACAGCCGATAACAATATGCTTGAAGAAGCAGTACGTTGGGTTATTATAATTATTATATTTGTATTTGATCCGTTAGCAGTATTAATGCTTATTGCATCACAGTATACATTCCATTGGGTAAATGGTGGAAGTACAGGTGGAGGCGGCCGCCCAAAGTCAGACGAGGACGAGCCACAAGACGATCCTGAGTTTGAAGATGTTAGCCCAGAAGAACTAGCAGAAGAAGAACGTAGAGATTACGAACAAGCAAGAGCCCAAGCTATTGCTGACAATGTTCCACCAGACTTTGAAAAAGAAGAAGAACCAACTAAGAGTGAACATAGTGATCAATTATTGTTATTCCCAGACATTGACCCAGAACCTGTAGTACCTACAAAGATTGAAACTCCTGAAGTAGTTGCTGACCCTAATCAATTAGAGTTTGACTTTACTACAAAGCCTAGTCAAGAAGAACTTAATAACGAAATGATTGAAACAGACGATCTAGATAAATGGAATGACTGGGTTGAAAAAGCAAATGAAGAAGCAGAAGCTAATCCAGAAATTACAACACTAGGTGAAGGCGAACAAGGCACTAGACAAATCATAGGTCAAAAAAAAACTTCGTACATAACCAAAGTAGAAAACAAGCAAGTCAGACTGAAGACACAAGAATAAGACCTGACTTTACTGAAGTAATAGAACCAAACTATAAACAAAATTCAGAACAGAGCCAGAATAGTGTTTGGCAAACAATCCACAAGAATAAGTAATATTACTATGTCCGAGCCAACAGTAAACCTAATTACCTCACCCGACAAGTTATTGAACGGTAACCTTAGCTTCTTATTGCTTAATCCGTCTGTTACAGTTAAAGAACAATTTAACGATATGTTAAAAGAACTTTCAGACGAACCTATCAATTTGTATCTTTCGGAGAACGACAATGACATTGCATGGGTATTAGATGTTGCTCAAAGTGTTAACTATATTATTATTGATATTGATAATACTAAAGAGTCGCAATGGGTAATAGGACATTTGTTAAGTTTTGATAAAACATACTACTTGACAAACCAGGCAGAGATGCAGTATAATATACTTAATATCAATAGAGTTTATGATATTAGACAGATAGCAGAAGGAGAAAACTATTTTGTCAAAGTACAGCAACGACAGACCAAAGACGGGTCTAAGAGTAGAAGTGCGTAATGGAGACTTTGCAGGGGCTTTAAGAAAGTTCAAAAAGAAGATTGCATTAGAAGGCGTGTTGATTGAATACAAAGAAAAACAACACTATGAGAAGCCAAGTTTAAAGCGAAAGAAAGCCAAAGCGGCTGGACGGGCTAGACACTTGAAAGCGATGAGAGAACGTAATAAAGAACTAGGATTTTAAAATGAGTTTAAAAGCTGACCTTTGGTTTCCATCGATTGTATTTGCAGGTTATGTAGAATCAATTGATAGACAATCACTAAAAAATATTGCCCTTGCATGGCAAACAAAAGAACCTAACCTTGGTGGCAATAGCAATATGAATGGTTGGCATAGTCGCAGTATTGAGAATGTAAACTTAGTTGACCCTAACTATGTGTTTGCTCTTAATACGTTTGTAAAAGAACTAGATGCACAAATAGATTACTGTCGCAAAACTATGGGACTACCTGAATTAGAATTCCAAAACTTCTGGATTAACATTAATGGTCCAGGAGCATATCATACATTACACAATCACCAAGACGCTATGTTGAGTGGTGTATTTTATATAGACGTTCCTACAGAGAATATGGGCGACTTACAATTTTTTAGAGGCGATGATGCACAGTATTACATTCCAGATAACTTTGATGCATATAATACAATAACAAGTACAATGGCAACGTATCCTCCAAAAGACGGAATGATAGTAATCTTTCCTAGCTGGGTCAAACATCAAGTTAAATCAAACCAAAGTGACTTGCAACGGATTGCAGTCTCTTTTAATTACGGAGTTAAGAAGTGAGAATTGAACAAGATATTAAGTTAGACTATAAAGACGTACTGTTTAAGCCTAAGAGATCAAAATTAGAAAGCAGACGTGACGTTGACTTGACTCGAACGTTCAAGTTTCATCATGGTAATGAATGGAACGGTATACCGATCATGACAAGTAACATGGACGGCGTGGGTACATTCGAAATGGCAAAAGTAATGCAAGAACACAAAATGCTTACTATTATGAGAAAGCATTACTCTGTTGATGACTGGAAAGAACAGAGCCAAGGTGTTAAGATGAAGTACCTAAGTGTTTGTACAGGTACAGGAGTTATTTGGGATAAAGATGCAAAAGACTATGCTACTATGAAAGCAGTCTTAGAAATGTTTCCAGACATTAAATTTATTACAGTTGATGTTGCAAATGCTTATCATGAAAACTATGCAGACTTTATTGCACGTTTACGTGATGCATATCCAGACAAAACTATTATTGCTGGTAATGTTATTTCAGCAGAGATGACAGAAGAACTTATTATCAAAGGTGCTGACATTGTCAAGTGTGGTATTGGTCCAGGATCAGTATGTACTACACGACTA